TATGTTATAATAAAACCTCATTTGGAGGGTTTTATGATTTCAGATATTGTTGTAGATTTGCAATATGGTGATTGTGGAAAAGGAAAGGTCACGCATCATCTTTGTAGAACAGGAGAGTATACACATGTTATCAGATATAATGGCGGTTGTAACGCCGGCCACACTATCTTTCATAGAGGGAAAAAATTTATTACTCATCACATACCTGCCGGTGTATTTTTTGGCATTCGGTCCATTATTGGTCCGGGGTGTGTCGTCAACGTGGAACAGTTTTTCAAAGAGATTGAAGAACTAAAAGCAGGCGGTATTGATACAGATGGTCTTGTATTTATCGCTAAAAATGCTCACATTATTACGCAAAATCATATTGAAGAAGAAGCAAGAGAAACAAAGATAGGCACGACTAAACGAGGTAATGGTCCTGCTTACCGCGATAAGTTTGCTAGAACCGGTGTTCGAGCTGAAGATGTTCCTGAACTTCGTCCTTATTTAATGGACCTTTACGAAGAATTACATGAGCGTTGTGGCAATCCAATTATTCTTTTTGAAGGAGCACAGGGTTTTGGATTAGATATTGATTGGGGATCTTATCCGTATGTCACTTCATCTAACTGCATTTCTGCTGCTGCTCTTATGAATGGTGTACCCCCTCAAACTGTAAGAAACATTTATGGCGTTGCCAAATCTTATGAAACTTATGTTGGATCTAAAAAATTTCAACCTCAAGGATCTGTATTTACAAAAATACAAGAAGAGGGTCAAGAATATGGTGCTACAACAGGAAGAAAAAGACAAGTCAATTGGATGAATTTAAACTTTCTACAAAAAGCAATTAATATTAACGGAGCAACACATGTTGTTTTTAATAAAATGGATATTCTAGAAAATGTCGGTCAATTTGCTATTAATGAAAATAACATTCTCAAACGTTTCATTGATGCTAAACACATGGAAGAGTATATTAGACAAAGATTGGACAATGTACCTTTTGTTAAGTCTGTTATTTTTTCTCGGTCCCCTCATGAGATCTAAAATACAAACATACTAATTAAAATATGAACAATATTCGTACATATGCTAATGATTTAGTAGAGTTTTTTCATCAACGATATAAACTTCAAAACAAACCCACTATATTTTTTACGCAAGATAAGAAAAATAGCATGAAACCTTTTGGTAAAACTGCTTTCTATGATCCAGTGGAAAAGTCGATTACAGTTTACACAACCGGTAGACACATGAAAGATTGCCTTCGCTCACTTGCTCATGAGTTAGTTCATCACCTGCAAAACGAAAGAGGTGATTTAATGGGCATGGGCGCTGCCACCCCAGGTTATGCCCAAAAAGATCCGCATATGCGTGAAATGGAAAGAGAGGCATATGAAAAAGGAAATATGTGTTTTCGTGATTTTGAGGATCGTTTGAAGAATCGACTTGAAGAAACTAATTATAAAGATAAAGACACCAAAGGAGAACAGAAAATGTCTTACAAAAACTGGAGAGATAAAGAATTTGGCGAGATGCTAATGGATAAATGGGGATATAAACCAAAAGATAAATCGTTTTTAAATGAAGCGCAAGGAACTGCCAGTTTAACAAAAGCAGATTACGCTACCGCTCAACTAGAAGAAGCACCAGAAGAACTCGATGAAGAAGAAAAAGAAGATGCTTTGGCGGAAGATCATCCAATGTCACCAGAATATAGAATGGAAGAACAAGAGGATTTAGATGAGTCTGCACTTCGTGATGCCGTTCGTGATATTCTCGCTGAAATGTCTAAGGGCAACTAATGAAAACTGATCTAAGAAAAATGACCAGAGACTTTTTGATAGGAGAAGTAAAAAACAATCCTACTGCTCGTGCTTACGTCGAGTCTGTTCTTCGTATCTTAGACGAAGTACGACCAAAAAGTCAAAGGGAAAGTAGGCAACTATCAGTTGCTCGTAAAAACTTACTTGAAATAAAAAGAGTTGTTAGAACTCTTGAAAATAAAATATCGCTTCTAGAAGAACAAGTAAGAATACTAGAAGAAGGAAAATAAATTTATGGGCGGTGTAGCAGGACATCTAGCGCATCTTTACGATAATCGCGATCTTACCTTTAATAAAATGGCAGAGATCCTACAAAAAGCTGCAAAAGGCGAACTTGTAGGAACAGAAAAAACTGACGGTTATAATATTTTTCTTGGATATGTAGATGGTAAACCTCGTGCTGCTCGTAATAAGGGTGATATGTCCCGTGGTGGAATGACCTTTGAGGATTTAATCAATCGTGAATTTCGTGGTGGCGAAGAATCAAAACGTGCTTATGTTACTGCTTTTAATGCTTATGTTGCCGCACTAGATTCACTTTCAGAAAAAGAAAAATCTCAAATATTTGGACCTAATGGTGAAATCTTCTATAACACCGAAATACAAGGTCCAGTTGCTCCAAATGTTGTAAACTATGACGAAAATGTCGTAAATATTCACCGCATGGGTCATAAAAAATATAATAAAGAAGATAATACCCTAGAAGTTGTGGCAAATGAAAAGCAATCAGCAATGTTAGATAGTGTTATTGATAAGTTTGAAGAGGCAACAGCAGATGAGGATTTTAGCGTTAGAAGAACTGCTTTTCTCACACTTAATAAAATTACAGATGAGACATTTGTAGAAAAAACTTTAGAACGTATACAAGCTACGGGTTATTCTGGTAATATGACCTTAAATGATTATCTTCGTGATAAACTAACACCATTTACAGAAAAATCACTTCCAGAACTAAATGATGAAAGGGTAAATCTTCTTGTCAGAAGAATGCTTGGCGATAAAACTGCTCCGACCACCTCGCAAATAACAAAGGGCATGGATAAAGAAACTAGAGCAAAAGTATCCGCATTTAACAAAAACTCTAAAATTTTATCAAAAAAATTAATTGAACCAATTGAAATGGCAATACATGATTTTGCTGTAGAACTTCTTCGAGGTCTTAAAAGTTCTTACATTTTGGACAACCAAGCGGAGGTTGAAAGACTAAAAAAAGAAACAGAGCAGGCAATTCGTGCCATTCAGGATTACGAGGGACCAGAGCAAGAAGGCGCACAAGATATTTTGGTAAGACAACTTACTAAACTCAAACATCATGACAATATCGATACCGTCGTAGAAGGTTTCGTTTTCCAATATGATGGTCAGATGTATAAGTTTACGGGAAATTTTGCCCCAATGAACCAACTTTTAGGGTTGTTTCGCTATGGAAGAGGTAAAATACCACAAATGGTAAAGGAAATGATTATGGAGCAAAATAAAGGCGAAACTGTTGCTATTTTACCGGGAAAATTTAAACCTGCTCACAGGGGTCATCTAGACATGATCAAACACTATTCTAAAATTGCTGATAGAGTCGTTGTTTTGGTTAGTCCAAAACCGAGAGATGGGGTTACAGCCAAAACTGCTGAAGTGATTTTGAATCTTTATTTAGATGACGCTAACCTTACTAACGTTGATGTTGAAATTCCAGACGCTCCTTCACCCGTGGGTGCCGCAATGAACTATGGAAAAAGACCGGAGATGAAAGGAACAAAAATTATTCTTGGCGCCTCAACAAAAGATGGTGATGCTGCTGAACGTTTCGCTGGTAACGTTCAAAAGTATGCTGAAGACGCGGAAGTTCTAAATCCTCTCGACTATGCTTTCAAACCTGTAGGTGAAGTTTTACATGCTAGTAAATTTAGAGATGCCATAGCAGATGGTAGTGATATTGATAAATATTTACCAGATACATCAAAAGATAGAGTAGATTACATAGTGGATATGGTAAAGAAGGAACTTAAGTTAGAACCAAAAACAACCCAAAAGGAGGCAAACGACCCATTCTTGGGTATCTTTCGTGGGTTAGTTGATGAAATAATGTTAGAAGAAGAAGAATTAGAAGAAATGTCTATGATGTCTGGTCCAGCACCAGCAGTGCATGGATATGCTCTACCTTTAGGCGCAAAACCTAAACGATTCAAAAAGAAAAAAAACAAGAAACGTAAAAAAGTTTCTGAAAATGAAGTTAATGAGGCGTTAAACTATTTATTACAGAAACTTGGAGTTTAATTTAATGATTGATCGCGATGAATTTTTAAAAGAACTAAAAGAAGAAAAGCGACTTCGCAAAGCAGTTCGCAGTCTTCTAGAAAATTATCTTGCTGAAAAGAAAGAAAAAGTAATGCTTGAAGAAAATAGACTTCGCGGCGTCATTCGTTCTTTAATACAAGAGGTAAGCGCTGACGTGCCAGATGAACAACCTCAAAGAGCGACGGGGATAAACGTTCTAGAGGACACTTTAAAAGTTATCATTCCAATTGTTGAGGATGCTTACAAAGGACTCACAACTTCTAAGTCTCAAAGAGATTCTTTTAGAGCACACATTCTTAATGCTGTGGAAAACTCTTTGGCACCAGTTGATCTTACAGCAGGCGCTGGAGAAAGTCAAGAAGAAAATGAACTCGAAGAAGAGGTAACGCTAGATATTGATGTAGAGGATGATAAATTCATTCCAGTTCGCGATCAAGATATGCCAGAAGATCCAGTTGAACCTCAAGAACCAGAATCATTCCAAGATTTGCAGGGTATGAATATAACCGGTCGTAATTTTGCCTCAACTACTTTTAATAAAGTTGAAAATCAAATTCAAGATGCTTATGAAAGTCTTGCTGATGAAGAAGATAGGAAACTTTACAAAGAATATATGCTAACTAATCTTAAACTTTACTTCGATAGATTTGAAGAAGAGTTGCAACCAACACTACCAGAACCAGAATCACCAGATTATAATAAATAATATAAATTAAATTATATCATTACTTATATTATTATTTAATCTATGTCATGGAAAAATAAAAAAAAGAAAAATACTGTTGCAAAATATTCAAAATATAGTATAATAAATAAATTAAAATCTGAAAATAAAATTACAGATGATATATTAAATAATATTAATAATATATCTTTAGAAGATTTAATAGCAATAAAGTTAGAATTATCAACCAGATATCTTTGTGGTAAGTTTTATGGTATACCTATCTGGAGACTGACTCGTCATGCAGTTACAGATGCCTTATTAAAAACAGCATTGAGTATTGCAAGAACAAAAAAAGAAGCAGCTAGGTTTTTAGGGGTTGACTATATGGAATTTAATCGTTATATTAAAAAGTATAATACTATTTCATTTTTTGAAGAAGAAGTAAAAGAGGAAGTATGAATAACAAATTATTTAATGCAGCAAAAATAAAATATGAAGCAAAAGCAGAAGAGGCAAGAGCAATGTTAGATATGCTATTCACTCAGACTGTTATGGTTGGAGAACATACTGATATCTTAAAAGAAGTTGATAAATGGACTACAATACTAGCAGAAGCATTGGATTGTGCTGACGCATTAGATGATTTTGCAATGCATCGAAGAGAAGAGGGGTCGCAAACCCCTTAGAAGGAGGTTTGAAAATGTCGACAACAAGATTCACTTTAGATGGAAATGGAAGAAGAGCATATATTGGTTCACCAGTCTATTATAAAAATAAAGTTTGGTTGTTAGAAGATATTCAATATCTCCAATGGAATTCAGAGCAATACCTAACCCTACAAGATCCAAAAAATAAAAATAAAAAAGTTGAGTTTGTAAAAGCAAGTTTAATATCGGCAGTTGATTAATGGCATCTAAATATGGCAAAAAAAGAAAGCAACGAAGTTTTGAAAAAGAGCATTGGTATGTAACCAATGTTGATCATGTTAGTTTAAAGATTCAAATGACAACTGGAAGATTATTAATAACAGTTGTTCATGACAAAACAGACTATTCATTTACTTTACCTGATACAACTTGTTCGATAGCAAAAAATAGAAAAGAAATTGATAACAAGGTAGCGCTCTACTTTCAGACGTTTTTTCAAGTAGACGAATTTAGTTTTATGCAAATTCACACTGATGAAGAAAATTATACGGATTATATGAATTTGTATACAGACCTAATTTGGATTAAAAACAAACTAGGTCTGACCATTTGGAATAGAAAAAAGTTTACTTATAAATATTAATTATCATTACACTCGTCTGGAATGCAGACCCATTCTGCTAGTTCAGCTTTAGATAAACCACTTCTAATAAATTCCATGAGTTTTTCATAAGGTGAAGAAATAGCAATATTTCTAAACTTTACTAAAACAGAGTGAACCATTCCTACTAACTCACCTTTAGAATTAAGAATCATAGACCCAGAAGAACCAAAAGTAGCAGCAAGAGAATATACGTCTTGTCCGTTTTCCTCACCAGCATACCTGCCTTCAAATACCGGCACCATGTCATAATCAAACATACCCAAAGGAGCAGCTATGTTATAAACCTTTTCGCCTCTTTTCGGAGGTTTCATTGCCAGAGGTATAACTTCAACTCCCTCAGTTAAACCCTCTGCAAAAAGTAAACAAGCATCAATTGATTGATCTTTTTTTAGAACAACTGCATCATATCTTTTTAATGATAGTGTTGAAACTTTCATGTGAATAGTTTGCTCGACTGACTCTAACAAACCTTTTTCGCCATCACAAACATGCGCGGCAGTGACTATATATGCGCCTTTGTCGGAAAGTCTAACGACATAACCAGAACCTGAAGATCTTAAATCCATTGTCGCGCATTTACCTTCACCAAAACATCTTTTTAATTGAACTGTTTTGCTAATAAACGCAAATCCTTCTCTTGGAAAATCATTTTTTACACTTGAATTCATCGTGCCGCAAGAGAAAGTAAACAGCATAACGAACGCGAGGGCACTAACCATAACCCTACTCATTTTTTTATCCTCCGATGTCTCTGAGATTTTTACTCTCATATAAATAAATAAGGGTGCCGCATTGCTTTTTACTTTTTTATAAACAAAAAGACTATTTATAATGACTGCTTCTTTAATTCAAATTAACTCTAAATGAGTGTTTTAATAAAGAAGATTGAGTGTTTAACAAAGTGAGTTAACATGGCTAAAAAAATTTATATTCTTGATACAAGCGTTTGTTTGACAGACGCTAATTGTATTCGATCTTATGGTAATAACGATATTGTCCTCCCCCTTAAAGTTCTTGAAGAAATAGACAACAACAAAAAAAGACAAGACGGCGCAGGAACAAATGCTAGAATGCTTATTCGCGATCTTGATGCGCTTCGTGAAAAAGGTAGTTTGTCTAAAGGAGTGAGAATTGATAAAGGTAAAGGTGTTATATGCGTGAAGATGGTTAAACGAGAGGGTATACCAGATGATTTAGATCTTTCTGTCCCTGATAATGAGATCATTAGCGTTGCGTTAAACCAAAAAAATGAAAACCCAAAAAGAAAAGTAATCGTGGTCACACGAGACATTAACATGCGTGTTAAATGCGATTCTCTGGGTCTTCCGACTGAGGATTATAATTCAGATCAAGTTATAAAAGATACAGATAATATATACACTGGTTTTGTCGAACACTTGGTTGATGAACCTGTCCTTGATAGGTTTTACAATGGAGAAGAAGTCTACATTGATGAAGAGGAATTAGAATTAAATCCAAATCAGTTTTTAATGCTGATATCGAATCAAAATGAAAAAAAGACTGCTCTCGGAAAGTTTGAATCTTATGAGAAACCCCTGAAGTTGATCAACCCCGGTAATAAAAAAAGACTTTGGGGTTTGAAATCTAGAAACAAAGAGCAAATTTTTGCCATGGATTTATTAGAAGATAAAAAAATAAATGTTGTCACACTAGTGGGTAAGGCCGGTTGCGGTAAAACATTAATGGCAATCGCTGCCGGTCTTAGTCAAGTTGTAGAAAAAGAAACGTATAGTCGTTTAGTTGTATCTAGACCCATTCAACCAATGGGTAGAGATATTGGTTTCTTACCAGGAACTATGGAAGAAAAAATGTCTCCTTGGGTTGCTCCTATTCGTGATAATTTAGAATATCTAATGGCAAACGACAAAGCAACGTTAGAGACATATCTAGACCGTGGAAAAATAGAGGTGGAAGCGCTAACTTATATAAGAGGTAGGTCAATTGCCAATGCTTTTATTATTATAGATGAAGCACAAAACCTTACTGCTCATGAACTTAAAACCATTCTCACTCGCGTTGGCGAGGGTACAAAAATAGTTTTGACCGGAGATATTGAGCAAATTGATAATGTATATTTAGATGAAACCTCTAACGGACTAACTCACGCAGTTGAAAAATTTAAAACTTTTGAAATTTCTGGGCACGTAACGCTTAGAAAGGGTGAACGTTCTAAAGTTGCAACAATAGCGTCTAAAATACTTTAAACTATGTCAAATATCTGATATATTTACCAAAAGGAGAGTGTTATGAGTACACAAATCGAAAATACAGATTTATTTGAACCGGTGCAACCGGTAAATGAAATGAAAAAATGGCTTGTTGGTTATGTTGGCAATAAATTAAATCCTGAAAATGATGAGGTTAATGTTGAGATGATTATACAGGTAATGGCGGAGGAGTTTCCAGAGTTTTTAATGCCTTTGGCAGAAGAAAATTTTATTCGAGGGTATCGTCAAGCTCTGGCAGATGTAGATTCAGGTGAAATACAAAAGTGAAAGAATACATAATAGAGGGCATGAAAAAATCACAAAAAAAACTAAAACAATATAAAATTTATGGAAAACCTTTTATTTTTTCTAAAAATTTTGAAAACGATATAAATTTAGATTACGTAAAAAATAAAATTGAGACTTTGATACCAGAGTATTTTTTAGATAATGTAGATGGTTTTTTTGTCGGTTATGTTAAGGAATTTTTTAAAGATGGCAGAGAGTATAACGCGATGTTCAAAGACGGCGCAATATATCTATCTCCAGATCAAGATGACAATAGAGATCTACTAGACGACATTTTGCACGAAATTGCACACGCAGTTGAAGAAAAACACGAAGATAAAATATATGGTGATGGTCGCCTTGAGCGTGAATTTTTGGCGAAGCGGAAACATCTATATTATCTTTTAGGTGATAAAGAATATGATATAGATGATTATGACAATCCAAAGTATGATTATAAATTTGATCAGCATTTGTATAAAAATATTGGTTATGACAAACTAAGAGGTGTTTCTGCGGAATTATTTTATTCACCATATGCCATCACTGCTTTGAGAGAATATTGGGCAAACGGATTTGAAAACTACTTATTAGGAAGTAGAGGAAAATTAAAAGAAATTAGTCCAGTGCTTTATCAAAAAGTAGATTCTTTTTTTGACTTTTAAAACTTAGGAGAATTTTATTGTGGATATATCAATTGATAAAAGAAAAGAGGATAATGAAAAAGTTTATTTCTTTGTAAGCGCTGAAATAGGCACACAAAGATCAAGATCGGTTTCTTTCAAGACGAGCGGTATAGTTTTTTCGTCTGATGATATCATAAATGTAATAAAACACACTAATGATTTAGAAAATTTAGAATTTTTACCAAATGAAAGTATTAGTAATCTCAAATTGAACAATCATAAAGGTGTTTGCGTTTTTCGAAAGAAAAACGTTGACAGTTTAATAAATAATGTTATAATAAGCGATGAAAAGATTGAAGTTGAGTCTCCGAACCGGAGACAAAAGAAAGATACTTCGTTGCCCAATGGTCTTAAAAAAATCACAAAGACCAAAAGAAAAAGGGCGACAAAAAAGAAAACAACAGAGGAATAAATGTCTCACATATCCTACTCCGAACTTAAAGAGTGGACGACTTGCCCTTGGAAACATAAATTAAATTACATTGACAAAATTAAACAGTTCAAGGGAAACGAACATACTGCTTTTGGTTCTGCATTACACACTGTTTGTGAAGTTATAGTAGAAAATTATGATGAAAATAAAGAGTCTACAAATCTTGAGCAATTATTTGAAACAGAGTTTTTACAGAATTTACAAAAAATAAAAACTCTAGATTCTAAAATAGAATATTCTGCAGAACTTTTAAACTCCATGCGTCGACAAGGCAAGCATTTAATACAGTTTATCCTACCTGCTCTAAAAAAATATTTTGGTAATTTTGAAATGGTTTCTGTTGAGGAACAAATATATCAAAATATTGAAAACGAAAAAATTGATAAAAAATTTAAAGGTTTTATTGACCTTGTTATCTACACTCCTGATACAAAAAAATACCATATCATTGATTGGAAAACTTGTTCTTGGGGTTGGGACAGCAGAAAAAAAACTGATAAGATGATAACCTATCAATTAAGTCTATATAAACATTTCTGGGCGAAAAAGCACGATAAAAATATTAAAGATATTACAACTCATTTTGCCTTACTAAAAAGAACGGCAAATAAAAATAACGTAGAAATATTCAAAGTGACAAATGGTGAAAAGAAAATCGGTAATGCTCTTAAACTATTAAACAAAGCGGTGTATAATATCAATAAATGTAACTACGTCAAAAACAGACTTTCCTGCTACGGTAAATATGGCGTGTGTGAATATTATAAAACAAAACACTGTTCGTGAGGTTTAAATGAGTAAAAAAATAAAAGTCTTGACCCTTAGCGACATGCCGCTTAGTCCAAGCGGTGTAGGCACTCAAACTAGATATATTTGTGAGGCATTACTTAAAACAGGTAAGTTCCAGATCCGTTCTTTTGGTGGAGCTATTAAGCACCCTAAGTATGATCCAATAAAAACAGAGCAATATGGAGATGATTGGATTATGTATCCTGTTGATGGATACGGTAATAAAGAAATGGTGAGATCCATTGTTAGACAAGAAAAACCAGACATTATGTGGTTCATGACAGATCCACGTTTCTGGGGTTGGTTGTGGGAAATGGAAAATGAGATTAGACCTTTAATGCCTATGGTTTACTATCATGTTTGGGATAACTATCCATATCCAACTTTTAATAAAACGTTTTATGAATCTAATGACTTTATTGCAACAATCTCAAAAGTAACAGACGACATTGTAAAAACAGTTGCCCCTAGTGTGAAATCTCAATATATCCCACATGCTGTAAATGCAGATATATTTAAACCATGTGAATATGATGAACTAGTGGAAGAATTCAAGAAATCAACTTTCGGTGAATTTTACGATCCTGATAAGTTTATATTTTTCTGGAACAATAGAAACGCAAGAAGAAAACAATCTGGGTCCTTAATTTTTTGGTTTAATGAATTTTTAGACCGAGTTGGTCGTGATAAAGCATGTTTAATAATGCACACTGAGGTTAAAGATCCAAATGGTCAAGATCTGCAACAAATTATAAATCACTTAAATTTGACAAACGGAGAAGTTTTGTTTAGTCAAGAAAAAGTAGACTTGCGGAAATTATCTCTAATGTATAACATGGCAGACTGCACAATAAATATTTCAGATGCAGAGGGTTTTGGTCTTGCCACTCTAGAGTCTCTTTCGTGTGGAACCCCAATAATTGTAAATATGACTGGAGGTTTACAAGAACAAATTGTAGATGGAGATGAAAAGTTTGGAATCCCTCTATATCCAGCATCAAAAGCAATTATTGGATCTCAGACAATTCCATGGATTTATGAAGACAGATTAAATGAAGAAGATGTTATCAATGCGCTTGAAGAAATTTTTAACATGACAGAAGATGATCGTAAAAAAATGGGAGAGCGCGGCAGGCAACATGTTATGAAAAATTATAATTTTGAAAACTTTAATAAAACATGGGTAGATGTTATGACTAATTTACATGAAGAGCAGGGATCGTGGGATACTAGAAAATACAACAATAGATGGACTCTAAAGGAGGTGTGCTAATGAAAGTCTTAGTGAGAGGTCCTGCTTTAACTAGAACTGGATACGGTGAACACTGCCGCTTTGTATTACGCTCTCTTCGCAAAGTTCAAGGATTAGATATTTATTTACTACCGGTAAACTGGGGTAATTCTGCTTGGGTTTGGGAAAGCAACGAAGAGAGGGTTTGGTTAGACGAAATAATTAAAAAAACTGCATTATACGGTCAACAGAATGGTCAATACGACATGTCAATTCAAGTTACTATCCCTAATGAATGGCAGCGCATGGCGCCAGTGAATATTGGTGTAACTGCTGGAATAGAAACTACAAAAGTTGCACCTATTTGGATACAAAAGTGTAATGAAATGGATAAAGTTATAACCATATCAGAACACTCGAAAAAAAGTTTCATAAATACAATTTATGAGGGTGTAGATCAAAGAACAGGACAAAAAGCAATACTAAAGTGTTCAAATGATATAGATGTCGTTCATTACCCTGTAAAAACTTTTGACTCTTTACCTGATTTAGATCTACAACTTAGTACTAACTTTAACTTTTTATCTGTAGCTCAGTGGGGTCCAAGAAAGAATTTAGGGTCTACTCTTAAGTGGTTCGTAGAAGAATTTTTTGACAACCCCGACGTAGGATTAATATTAAAAACCTTTGTGAGCGGCGGTTCTGTTCTCGATAGGCAGGCGATATATCAAGAACTTCAAAATACACTAAAAAAATATAAAGATAGAGAGTGTAAAGTTTACCTACTTCATGGGGATTTTAGTGATGAAGAAATGCACTCTCTCTATAAGCATAAAAAAGTAAAAGCACTTGTAAGTTTAACTCATGGTGAGGGATTTGGATTACCTCTCTTTGAGTCTGCTTATTGCGGACTTCCAGTGGTAGCTACTGATTGGTCAGGTCATTTAGATTTTCTTTACAAACCAACAAAAAGTAAAAATGGAAAAAGCAAAACTAAACCACATTTTGCTCGTATTGAATATTCTTTGCAACCAATTCACCCTTCTGCTGTATGGAAAGGTGTGTTACAAGCGGATTCAATGTGGGCGTATCCCCAACAGGGATCATATAAAATGAAGTTAAGACAAGTGTATAAAGATTATGGTAGATTTAAATCTCAAGCAAAAAAACTCCAAACGTGGATAGTTAAAAATTTTGAAGAACAGAAACAATATGATTGTTTTAATAATGCTATTGATGACTTTTTACCATCAAAAGAAGACAGCGAGTGGATGCAGACATTAAGTGAGATAGAAATAGTTTAAGATGAACAGTGTAATTTTTGTTGCCGATTTTTTCAAAAAAGACTTACTTGGCGGTGGCGAATCTAATGATAATGTCTTAATTAATCATTTATTATCTAACGGTTATAAAGTAGATTGTAAAAGATGCACAGAGATTACCTCAAGAGATTTTGGTAAAAATAAACTTTTTATAATAAGTAATTTTATATCTCTAACCGAAGAGAATAAGCAAAATTTAAAAAATGAAAATTACATTATTTATGAACATGACCATAAATATGTAAAAACTCGCGATCCAAGTAAATACAAAAATTTTTTAGCAACAGAAAAAAACATAGTTAATAGTTCTTTTTACCACAACGCATATGCCGTTGTAGTGTTAAGCAAAATATGTAAAGAAGTAATAGAAAAAAATCTTAATATAAAAAATGTTTATAATATAGGTTGCAGTTTATGGAGCGAAGAAAAATTTAATTATTTATCTACATTGACTTCTGCAAAAAAGAAAAATAAATTTGTTGTATTAAATTCTTCAAACCCAACAAAAAACACAAACGAAGCGATAAATTTTTGTAAAAAAAATAACATTGATTTTGACTTACTTGATCCATGTGACGAGAGAAAACTTTTACAAGAATTATCTAAATATCAAGGTTTGGTTTTCTTACCTAGCGTCTTAGAGACATTTTCAAGAATATCTGCTGAAGCAAAAATGTTAAATTGTAAATTATTAACAAAACCAAAGTTGCTAGGATTTGCATCTGAAAAAGATATTTTCACACTAAATGGAGAGAAGTTGATTGAGCAGTTAAAATTGAGAAATAAAAAAGCTTTGCAATTATTTTTAAAACTATTAAGCGACATGAAGGTAAATAACGATGAATAGTATGGCAATTGCCTCTGACCATAACGGAGTGCAACTTAAAGAAAAAGTTAAAAAATTTCTTAAAGAGCAAGGCATATTGGTAGTTGATTTAGGTCCATATGATCCAAATAACAAAGTTGATTATGTTGATTACGCAAACCAGTTAGGTAAGATTGTTTCAAATAATGATGTTGACAGTGGTATCTTGATTTGTGGAACAGGTGTCGGCATGAGCATTGCTGCAAATAGAAACAACAATGTTAGAGCGGCATTGGTACACAATCACTTTACTGCACCAAAATGTAGAGAACATAATGATGCTAATGTTCTTTGTTTGGGTAGTTGGATAACTGATGAAACAGAAACGATAAAAATTGTTTCTACATGGATAGGCACTGATTTTGGACAAGGACGCCATGTGAAGCGAGTAGAAAAGTTGGACACCAGCGCAAAAGTTAATAAAATAATCTTTACCAATGGAGTTTTTGACATATTACATTCGGGGCACATAGAATTATTAAGATTTGCAAAAAGTTTGGGTGATAAATTAATAGTTGCAATTAATTCAGACAGTAGTGTAAAGAAAATAAAAGGCGAAAACAGACCGATAAACTGTGAAAAAGATAGAAAAAGTGTATTAGAATCAATAAGTTTTATTGATGAAGTTTTTGTTTTTGAAGAAAGCAATACAATAGAGATATTAGATAAAATTAAACCGAATATCATTGTTAAAGGAGGCGAGTGGACAAAAGATCAGGTAAGGCAAAGAGATAAAATCCCAGATCAGATCGATATAAAAATATTTCCACTTGTAAAAAATTACTCAACTACTGAAACTATAAATAAAATAAAAGAAATAGAGTCATGGTTAAAAAAATATTAATAATTGGCGACACAATAATTGATGAGGATATTAATTTAAAAGTTATTGGACTGTCCTTAGAATCTCCAACGTTTAAAACAAAGACATCAAGTAAAAAAATTAATTTTGGAGGCGCTGCTAATGTAGCGCGATACGCTAGTAAATTTGGACTAGATGTTGATTTTTTAACTTGCATGAGTGTTGATAGTGAGAAGCACTTTAAAAATAAATATGATATTAATTTAATCAATATTGACAATAGTGTAGAAAATAGAAAAACCAGATTTTACATCGAGCATGGAGATTCAAAATACAAACACTTGCAGATAAATGAGACTAACTCAAAAAGTGTATACACAAACCTTCAAGAAAAAGGTTTACAAAAATATGATTTGATTGCTTTCTCTGATTACAGATGCGGATTAATTTCAAAACACATAATAGAAAAAGTAAAGAATAGTGGTAAAAAGACTTTCGGCGCATCACAAGTTTCAGGAAAAAAATCAAATTTAAATAACTATGAAAAATTAGATTATATTGTGTGTAATGAAAGTGAATCAGACACAGTAACCCGCAGACAAAACGTTCTAATCACCAAAGGCGATCAAGGGTGTGAAATGAACGGTACCCTATATCCAGCATATCCAGTAAAGAATGTAGAAACAATTATTGGCGCTGGCGATTGTTTTTATGCTGCATTTTTAGCATACGAATGTCCATCAAAATCTAATGAACTTGCATCAAGGTACGTAAGTGGTGATTTGTTTTGTTGATTAATGAATTAATACAATGTAACCAATCTTTGCAAAAAGAAAACTTGGTAATCTATACATGGGGTAATGTTAGCTGCCGTGAGGGTAAATATATTCTTATAAAACCCTCTGGCGTTAAGTTTGATGATCTGTCAAAAGAAAATATTTCAAAAATTGATATATCCTCTGAAGATTTGATATCCGGATATAAACCATCTGTTGATACTCCTACACACATCCATTTATATAAAAACTTTAGAAACATCAACGCTGTAGTGCATACTCATTCAAAGTATGCTACAATATTCGCACAAGCAAAAAAACCAATACCGTGTTTAGGTACAACACATGCAGATTATTTCTATGGAGATATTCCTCTAGTCGATGATTTATCTTACGATGAGATTGAAAACAACTATGAGCAAAACACTGGAAAAAAGATAGTTCAATACTTTAAAAAAAATTCAATTGATCCGTTGAACATGGGCGCAGCATTGTGTCCATCTCATGGAGTTTTTACATGGGGAAAAGATTTAAGTTCTGCTTTAAAAAATGCTATAGTATTAGAATATATAGCAGAAGTTGCCTACAAAACTTTAGTTTTAAACCCAGAACCTAATTTCAATAATGAATTATTAGATAAACATTTTTTGAGGAAGCACGGAAAAAAAAGTTATTATGGACAATGAAAATATAAAATATGGACGTCAATCTCTCCCACCAATAGATAGCGTGGTAAAAAGCGTTGAAAAATATTGGGGAGATATGAAAACTCTCTTTGAAAATGATCAATATACCGTAAAAAGAATATTTATGAAAAAAAATACTCAAAGCAGTATGGAGTATCATGTCAAGAAGAAAGAATCATATTATATTGAAAAGGGTAAACTAAAGATTGGAACTAGGATAGGTAGAGCAAAAAATACATCTTTGATATTAAATCAAGGAGATGTATTTCACATACCAGTTGGTTTTATGCATATGAGAATAGCGTTAGAGGATACGGTAATTATAGAATTTTCCACACTAGATGATGACGCTGATTCTCACATTGTAGAAGATGGAAAAACTTATATTCACAAGGAGGACTAAATGAAACTTTTTTTAGACACTGCTAATTTATCTCAAATACAAGATGCTATGGATAAAGGGGTAATTCAAGGAGTCACCACCAATCCATCACTTTTGGCAAAGGAACCAAAAACTGATTTTTACAAACATATCAAGAAAATAGTTGATTTGTGCAAAAATTATAATAATGGTGTGCCTTTAAGTGTTGAAGTTTTTTCCATGAATCCTGACGAAATGATTAATCAAGCAAAAGAAATAACAAAAGAACTTGACTATGATAAACTAAACATAAAAGTTCCAGTGGGTTTTGAAGAACTAAGAGTGATAAAAGAACTGTCTCAACAGAATATAAAAGTTAATTGTACTTGCTGCTTCACTGCTACTCAAATGCAACTAGCCGCTCTGGCAGGCGCCAGATACGTTTCTCTTTTCTATAACAGACTATATGATGCTAGTGGAGATCCGCTAAAAACTCTAAAAAGAGTAAGAACATTTATTGATAACAATAATTTAAATTGTGAAATCATTGCTGGAAGTATTAGAAATGGTTATGATTTAGAGGATGCATGGGATAGCGGAGCACACATAGTTACCGCTGGGTATGGAGTAGTAAAAAAGTCTACTCAGCATCCAAAAACAGATGAATCTGTAGATGGATTTTTAAAAGATTTTAAAGATTGGATAAATTAATGGTTTACGTGTTTGACATAGATGGCACAATTTGCACTAATACATATGGCGATTATGAAAAATCTAAACCGTTTTTAACTAGGATAGAGTATGTAAATAAATTGTATGATGAAGGAAACACAATAATATTCAATACTGCAAGAGGCATGGGAAGAAATAAAAATAATGCAGGTTTAGCGCATTTAGACTTTTATGATTTTACAAAAAACCAACTTGACGCATGGGGTGTTAAGTACCATCAATTATTTTTAGGAAAACCAGCAGGGGATATTTATGTTGATGATAAAGGTTCTTTTGACAAAGATTTCTTTAAAGTTGTCGAGAGTTGAAAGTGTTCACGAACGGATGTTTCGATATAATACATCGAGGACACTTAGAATTATTAAAATATTGTAAAACTTTAGGTTATGTTGTTGTCGGATTAAACAGTGATAACAGCGTTAAAAGGTTAAAGGGACAAGAAAGACCAATAAATAATCAATCCGATAGAAAACATTTACTTGAGTGTTTAAAGTTCGTAGATGAAGTTATCATTTTCGATGAAGATACTCCTATAAATTTGATTAATCAGATCCAACCGGATGTTGTGGTAAAAGGTGGAGATTATAAAGCAGAGGAAGTTATCGGATCAAACGTATGTGAGGTAAAAATATTTAATTATGTCAATGGATATTCAACAACACAAACAATTGAACGTATTAATAATAGGTGATAGTTGTATTGATATCTATCACTATGGCACTTGTGATAGATTAAGTCTAGAAGCACCAGTGCCAGTTCTAAAGCATATAGAAACCAAAGAAAAATCTGGGATGGCAATAAATGTAAAAGATAACTTTTCTTCTTTAGGTGTTGATACGTCTATAATAACTAATAATAAACAAGTAAAAAAAGAAAGGTTTGTCGATATAAAAAGTAAAAATCATTTATTGAGATTTGATTCTGGTGAGATAAAAAAATTACCGTCGATAGAAAAAGAACAAATATTAGATTATGAAATTGATTTTTTTGATGCTGTTGTTTTAGTAGACTATGATAAAGGTAGTTTGTCTGATGAAATATGCAGATTTATTTCAAAAAAGTGCTTTGAATTAAAAGTGCCATTGTTTGTCGACAGTAAAAAGACAGATCTGTCTTGTTTTGAAAATTCATTTATAAAAATTAATGACTTAGAATACTCAAAAGCATTTAAATTTCCAAAAAACTATGATTTAATAGTTACTATGGGTTCTCGTGGTGCGCTTTTTCAAGAAGTGATATATGAAACTGAACCTATTTCTGTTCACGATGTATGTGGAGCTGGTGATACCTTTTTTGCAGGTCTTGTTTACAAGTATCTTTTGACAAATGATATTGTTGAGTCTATAAAATTTGCAAACAAATGTGCTAGAATAACTGTAACAAAAGAAGGAACTTACGCTCCAAAACTATCTGAGATCGAGTGATATATGACATTAAAAAGTTTAAACATAAAATTTGTACCCAAAGGATGGGGATATGAAAGATGGATTGTAAACAAAGAGGAATATTGTGGAAAACTACTATTTTTTGTTAAAGATAAAAGATGCTCTTGGCATTATCACAAACTAAAAGATGAAGTTTTTTATATACAATCTGGTAAAGTTTTGGTAAAATATTCAGATGATGATGACATAACTAAAGCAAGTGAAGTTGTTTTATCGAAAGGAGACAACTTTCATGTATACAGAGGGTTGAGACACCAGATGATTGCCATAGAAGATACTGAATTATTTGAATTTTCAACTCAACATTTTGATGAAGATAGTTATAGGGTTATAAAAGGAGATTAAATGTCTTTTATATACGAAAACAGAAAACCACCGTATAAAAAAGTTTATTTTGGAATCAATGGTCAGTTTGGTGATATTATAATGCAGATACCTGCCTTAGATCAACTGATAAAAGATAATCCAGAAACAAAAATTGTATTTGGAATGTCAAAAAAATATGAACAAATATTACCTCTTTTTAAAGATTACCACCCTAATATAGTAGATTATAAAATATGGGAAGGGTATGATGATTGGCCAACACAATCTGATTTGGAGTATATAAAGTCACAAAATTTTGATGCCATGTTCCCTTGCCAGATTCCGAAACACGATGATCCGTTTTTTGCAAAACATCGGCACATTAACACGGAAACTGCTTTAATGTTGGGAATAGAAACCGATATAGTTGATATAAAGTTACCATACCCAAAAGATATTATAAAGGAACCAAAAACTGTTGCTCTACATCTATTTTCTAGTAAGTGGCCAGGTGGTATTCGATCAATTGATATTGCGAAACAAAACTTTATTGTAAATTATCTAAGGAAAAGAGGATATAAAATTTATCAATTATCAGGTCCAGGTCAACCGCATATAAAAAATACAACTTTTTTTAGAGGAACATATTTTGAAAGTTGCATGAAAATGCTAACGACTGACTTCTTAGTGACGTGTGATTCTGGAATGCCGTGGATTGCATCTGCCTATAGTCACCATATGATAGGATTATACTCTTGGGGTTATAATCCTGAAATTGGAACAACTAAAAATTGGCAACCTGTAAATAAAAATGCAATTTTTGTAGAAAACTTTAGCGCAAACGATATTCAAATTAGTAAAATATTTAAACTTATAGATAAAAAAATAAGAGAGACGTCATGATAGTATCCTACATTACACCACCTTCAGCAAATGCTGAACCATTTTATCCTATGATGGAAAAAAAGGGAGTTAAAGTTTATTTTAATTCCATTCATCCTGATTGTGACTTTATCATTAGTACAATGCCCACTGGTTATTTTCATTTATTAAAAATGTTTCATGAAACGTTCCCGGAAAAACCTATAATTATATACTTATGGGATATGTATAAAACAATTCACAAACCTCCATTTAAATATGATTGGCAAGCGCACATTGATATACTGCATAAGGCAAAAGAAATTTGGTGTCCATCAAATGAAGTTATAAAAAGAGTTGCAGAAGAAGGAGTGGATAACTCTAAGTGTAGATTAATTAAGACTTGGGCAAGATTCTTTGATTATGATGGTGAAATAGTTGACAAAAGATATATATTACAACCATTGCGAGCATACACTAATGATAAAAACTATGGTTGGTTGAAGAAAGCTGCTGAAGAATTAAATATACCAGTGTTTGAATCAAAAAATAGATTGTCAGAAGAGGAATTTCAAAGGGCAATAGCGGAATGTAGTTTTATGTGTTGTGAGTATCACGAAACATCAACTGGTGGTTTAACATTGATAGAGGGATATAATCTAGGTAAAGTTTCGGTTGTGAGTAATTCACCATATGAGGGAGTCAGAGATTATTTAGGTGATAAAGCAATATACTTTAATGACGACAGTTATGAAGATTTTAAATCTGTGATAAAGGAAACGTGGGAAAACACTCCGGTGCTAGATTTGCAGGAATGTAGAGAGTTTTGTAGAAATCATCCGAGTTTAGATGACATGGTTGACGCTATGGTTAAAAGATTATATGCTTTGAGTGAAGAATGACAAAAGTTCATATTGCAACCGCAAGACCTGTGGGTTTAAAATGTATTGAATGGGCAAAAGATAACTGCCCTTCTGGTTTTGAACTAACGGAAAATATTAATGAATGTGATATAATTATATCCGTATTATATGATAAAATATTTAAACCAGGTATTGTTAATAATAAAAAATGTTACAACATACATCCAGGCATATTACCTGATTACAAAGGAGTTGGGATATGTAGTTGGGTGATATTAAATGAAGAAGACTACATGGGTGCAACTTTACATGTGATAAATGAAGGAGTAGACACTGGAAACATAATACACATTGAAAAATTTTTAGTAAAAGATCAAGATACTGCGTATTGTTTGTTTAATAAAGTTGAAAAATTGATTTATAATATGTTTAAAGAGTGGTTTGTGGACTTGTTAAATGAAAATTTTATTAGCACACCTCAAACTAATACAAATAACGTAACGTATAAAAGAAAAGACTTACAGTCAGCAATGGATCTTACTAAGTTTGTAAAAGCATTTTATTTTCCCGGTAAACCCGCTGCTTATTATTTTGACAGAAACGGTGAAAAAAAACATATAGATTTTGATTATTAAAGAGGTTAAAGAATGAGAGATATTAGGAATTGTAATGTGTGCGTAATCGGCGGCGCCGGTTTTTTAGGATCGCACTTGGTTGATCACTTGATAAAAGATAGAAATTGTCAAGTGCTTGTTCTGGATAATTTGATAACAGGACTAAAAAAATATGTTAATAAAAGCGCAAAGTTTTTGTGGTTTGATATACGCGATGACGAAAACCAGTTAGCAAAAATTTTTAGTGAGCATGACATAGACTATGTATTCAATTACGCTGCAGAACCTTATATTCCGGAATGTTTTGAAAGACCAATGCACTTTTTTGATATTAATGCAACATCTGTCCTGAGAGTTTTAAATGCCTGTCAAAAATCAAAAATAAAAGGATTACTACAAGTATCATCAGCAGAAATATATGGAGATATGAAAGGAAAGATAACAGAAAATGATCCGGTAATACCTCATTCAACTTATGGGGTTTCAAAAGTTGCTGCAGATGGATTGGTGCAAGTACGCTGGCGAGAAGGAAACGTACCAGCGATTGCCATGCGACAGTTTAATTGTGTTGGCGAAAGAGAAACCCATCCTTATGTGATACCTGAAATAATTTCTCAGTTATCAGAAAATACCACAATCAAACTAGGTAATAATTCATTTAGAGATTTTCAATATGCAGGTGATGCTGTTCGAATGGCGGTAGAACTTTTAGAAAAAGGTGACTTTGGTGAAGTATATAACATGGGTAGTGAGTCTGGAATTAAAATTTATGATCTAGCGCACATGATTGGTAGATTAATGGGTCATGAAAGTATAGATATTGTCGTTGACGAGAAAAGAGTTCGCCCATGGGAAATATGGCATCTACAATCAGACAATACTAAACTTTATAGTGCTATAGGAAGGCGCACGCCAACTAGTCTGGAAGAGTCTTTAAGAAGAACTATTGATTATTACTATGAAAATAATAAAAACTGGGATTGGTAGGTAAGTGTTATGAGTTTTGAACCAATTAGAATATTTGAAAATTCAATTGCTGATTTTTTTGGCGCACCATACGCAGTAGCTACCGACTGTTGCACACATGCTTTGGAACTTTGTTTAAGATATAAAGAATCAAAAAAAATATCTGTGCCCAAACATACCTATATTTCCGTTCCTATGCTGTCTATAAAATTAAACATAGACCTAGAATGGACAGAAGATGATTGGTTAGATTATTATTATGTAACTGATGAAATCATTGATGCTGCTGTCTTATGGAAACCCGATAGTTATATTCCTAACAAATTTATGTGCGTTAGTTTTCAATTTAAAAAACATCTTAGTCTAGGAAGAGGGGGCGCTATTCTACTGGACAATAAGGATGATGCATTAGAATTGAAAAAAATGTCATACGATGGTAGAACTCCAGATAGTCCATGGGCAACGCAAAACATAAGCACTATGGGTTATCACTATTATATGACACCAGAAACTGCACAATTAGGTTTAGATAAATTACCTCTTGCGATAAAAAATAAACCAAAACAATGGACAATAAATGACTGGCCAGATCTAACAAAAATGGAGATATTTAAATGAGATATTTAGTTACAGGTGCTACTGGGTTTGCTGGACCCCATATGATAAACAAAATTCTTGAAGACCCAAGCAATGAAGTTGTAGCTATGGTTAGAAATTTAGAAACTTGTAGAGGAATTGTTAACATTGTTAAAGATAACATTGATAAAATTGAATTCGTCTATGGAGATCTAGAAGACTTAGATTCAATAACAAAAATATTTACAGAAGATGTTTTTGATGGTGTGTTTCACTTGGGTGCATTTGCCCATCCTCCTTCATCTTTTGAAACTCCACTTTTGGCATCTCAAACTAATCTTTTAGGTACTGCTAGAATTTGTGATGAAATTATTGAGAACATGCCTCTTTGTGTTCTTATGCATTGCTCAACTCCAGAAGTATATGGTATATGCCCAGCAAATTCAAAGATAGATGAATCAACACCATATAATCCCAATAATCCATATGGTGTATCAAAAGCGGCATCAGATATGTATGTTCTAGAAAGAACAAACAATACAGACCTAAGAGCGTTTTTGACTAGAGCATTTTCTCATACCGGTCCACGAAGGGGTAGTAATTTTTCAATATCTTCGGATGCTATCCAAATTGCTAAGATAATTAAGGGACAACAAGAACCAGTAATAAAAATAGGCAATATGACATCTCAAAGAATTGTTGCCGATGTGCGAGATGTTGTTGATGCTTATTATCAATTAATGGTTAAATTCCAACAAGATGAAATAAAGTGTGGAGAGATATTTCACATAGCAGGAGATGATTTACATCCTATGCAGCACTATTTAGATTTAATGCTACAAATGCATAATCTTGAAGATACAAAATTAGAAATTGAACCAAAGTATTTTAGGAAAGTAGATATTCCAATACAAATTCCAGATGATTCAAAAGTTAGAAATTTTTTAAACTGGAAACCATCAATACCTATTGAAAAAACTTTAAGAGATCTTGTAGACTATTGGTTGGAGGAAGTGTAAATGGGAATTAAAGATGTTGATGGACATAAACTCATGTATTATCCAGAGGAGGTGGCAACGTGGAAAAAAACCGGCGCTGCGACCCCACTGCATGTAGAGATTGGACCCACGAATAGGTGTCAACATCATTGTAGTTTTTGCAGTGTTGACTGGATTACTCATGGCGTTGTAAGAATAGATAAGGACGTTTTAGTTAGAGCTATTGAGTCTATGGGCGATGTTGGAGTAAGATCCATATATTTTGCAGGAGAGGGAGAACCTTTGCTGCACCCAGGAATGGAAGACTTTGTTCAAACAGCGCACAAAAGAGGAATAAAAACATCAATGGCAACAAATGGAGGACTTTTAAATCAAAGAAGACTTCCAGGTCTTTTGCCTTATTTTTCTTGGATTAGGTTCAGTATTGATGCTGCAACTCCAGAAACACATCAAAGTATACATAAATCTAAAGATTTTAATAGAATTATCAAAAATATAAGACTAGCGTGTGAATATAAAAAAGAACATAAATTACCAGTTGAACTAGGAGTTCAGTTTATTGTATTGGAAGAGAATTTAGAAGAAATGGAAATGTTTGCTGATCTGATGAAAGATGTCGGTGTTGATAATATTCAATATAAACCGCACCACAATCACCCTAAAAGCGCATCCAATCCCACTTTGTATAGTTTAACTGATGAAGCTTTGCGATTAAGACTAATCAATCGTACAACAGATGATTTTCAAGTTATGGTACGCAGTAGAAATCTTGAAGAGATGCCACTTATTCCTGGTCAAGATCACAACTATTGTTACAAGAAATGTCATGCATATAACTTTCTAACGTTAATCGACGCCAAGGGTGGTTGTTATGGTTGCAACATCTTTTATGATCAAAAAGATTATAGTTTTGGAAACATTTATGAACAATCTTTTGAAGAGATACATACAAGTGGTCAAGTTCAAGAAATCATAGAAAAGGTTGCAAAATTGAACCATTCACAATGCGGGAATTATAAGTGTAGACCTCATGTATTAAATGAGTATTTAAATAGAATTGCAAATCCCGAACTCAATGATGAATTTATTTAGTTAATTATAGAGGTTATTATGAAGATGTTGTTTGTCGGAGTTTTTGATAAACTCGGAAGATCTACTAATGTATCACAAATTTTAGCGTTAAAAAAAATAGGTTGTGAAGTTTATGGATATAACTTCAAGCAAAAAGAGTTGCAAATAGGATCTGCGGAGAGAGACAAACATCTTGTTGAGTATGTTAAACAAAACAATTTCGATCTAGTATTATACAGCAAAAGCACTGGAATCTCATTTGATTGTTTTAAAAAAATAAATTTGATTACAACCACTTGTTTGTGGTGGATGGACCCATTGTCAACATTGGGACAACATCCAGAGATACTTGAAAAGAGTAGCGAAGTAGATTTTGTTGTAACTGGTGTAAAAAACACAATACCGATATTTTACGAAAAAAACAAAAATACATTTTTTGCAATTGAGGGTTTTGATGAGAACGTTGATCAACCTCATGATTTAAAAAAACAATATGATGTTACATTCATCGGGTCGCTGCACTCTCAAAGACAAAAGTTAATGAATCAAATAGTCCACCCAGTCAATCATGTAACAAATGCATATTCTAGAAAGCACGCTGAGATAGTTTCAAAAAGTAAAATATGTTTAAATTTTTCTACTGCTGGAGGTGCTTCTGATAGAGTTTTTAAGACGTTAGCGGCAGGCGGTTTTCTTTTAACTTCTGATTGGCAAGGTAGAGATGAATTGTTTTCTGATGGAGAACATTTAATAATTTATGATGATATTCAAGATTTAAATGATAAAATATCTTATTATTTAAATAATCAGCAACTTAGAGATAAAATATCTATGCAGGGAAACAAAAAAGTCCAAGAATATGGACGTATCGGTTGGGCACAAGAAATATTAAACTTTTATGAAGGAATCAAATGAATAACAAAATTAAAATTGGATTAATTGGAGTTGGGTACTGGGGTAAAAATATTCTTAGGAACATCGTTACATCTGAAAAAACACAGATTGCCTGCGTATGCGATAAAAATGTCAAACTCGCAAGACAAAGACTGAAAGAGCACAATCTTCTTGATAAAGTGAGGGTTTACGATAGTTTAATTAACTTTTATAATCACGAAGATATGGACGCAGTTGCCATCGCAACACCAGCTGGAACACATTATGAATTGTCAAAATTGTCTTTGGAAAACAATAAACACGTATTAGTTGAAAAACCTATGTGTTTTACCACAGCAGAAGCAAGAAAAATGGTAAATTTAGCAAATAAAAACAATTTAACTTTAATGTGTGATCATACATTTTGCTTTTCTGGAACTACAAATGCCGTCAAAAAAATAGTCAACAGTGGTGAACTTGGGAACATCATTAGCATTAATTCATCTAGGTTGAATCTTGGTTTATTTCAAAAAGACACTAACGTTATATGGGATTTAGCACCTCACGATTTTTCTATCCTGCAACACATTTTAGGTAATTTTGAAGTAAAGTCTCAAAACGTTCATGTAACGAAATCACCGGTATCAGAGTTTGCAGCGGAGTCTCATGTATTTCTACAAACAAAATCAAACATTCAAGTTACAGTTTATAGCAGTTGGATTAGTCCAGTTAAGGAACGAAAACTTGTTGTAGTTGGCGATAAAAAAATGTTAGTTTGGGATGACCTAGCAGAAGATAAAATAAAAGTTTATGATAAAAATGTCAAAAAAGTAAATAATAAGATAGAGTATTATGATAATGGATTTGAAGTGGTAAATTTTGATAAAACTGAACCTTTATTGAACATGATTAATCACTTTGCAGACTGCATTGCCAATGGTAAAGAAAGTATATCCAGCGGTGAAAAGTCTTATCAAATAGTAAAAATTTTAAGTGAAGCGAATGAATGACATATCAGATCATGCAATCGTATCAGAAGACGTAAAGATTGGAAAAAATACAGTTATATATCATTGGTGCAATTTATACGGATGTGTAATAGGTGAAAACACTAAGATAGGAACGTTTGTTGAGGTACAAAAAAATGTACGTATTGGAAATAATTGCAAAATATCTAGTCATTCTTTTATTTGCGAGGGTGTTTCAATAGGTAATAATTGTTTTATTGGTCATGGAGTTATGTTTATAAACGACAGACATCCTAAGTCTATCAATGAAAATGGAACATTAGCAACAGGTGAAGATTGGATACTAGAAAAAACAAATATATCTGATAATGTTAGCATAGGAACTGGTGCAATAATAATGTGTGGTGTGAATATTGGTCCTAACGCCACCATAGGCGCAGGCGCCGTAGTAACAAAAGACGTTGAAGCAAACAAAACTGTTGTTGGAATCCCAGCAAGAGTTGTTAATAAGGATTAAAATGAAACAAATTACAGTGCCTTTTTTAGATTTAAAAAAACAGCATAAAAAAATAAAAAAACAAATTTTAAAAAATTGGGAAGACATACTTGTTAACGCATCTTTTGTTGGAGGAAGTTGGGTTGAAAAGTTTGAAGACCAGTTTAAAAGTTTTTGTGAGACTGACGCCTGTGCCGCAGTTGATAGTGGAACTGACGCCCTAGAGGTTGCTCTAAGATCGCTAGGTGTAAAACCTGGTGATGAAATATTAGCACCCGCAAATACTTTTTATGCAACAGTTGAGGCAATTCTTCTTATTGGTGCTATTCCTGTTTTAGTTGATTGTAAGCATGGAACATGGAATATTAACGAAGATCTTATTGAAGAAAAATTAAATTCAAAAACTGTTGGAATTATTGGTGTTCATTTATACGGAAATCCTTGTGAGATGGACACCATAAATAAGATTGCAGAAAGACACAACCTTTGGGTTTTAGAGGATAGCGCACAAGCACACGGCGCAACTTACAAAGGGAGAAAGTGTGGTTCTCTTGGTAACGCAGCTGCGTTTTCATTTTATCCTGGTAAAAACTTAGGATCAACCGGTGAAGGTGGAGCAATAACATCAAACAACAAAGAGTTTATTGACAGGTGCAAGCAAGTAAGAAATCATGGATGCAAAGTAAAATATGTTCATGAAATTCTTGGAAAGAATTCAAAAATGCCAACACTAATTGCATCAGCGTTGTCTGTAAAGATGAATTACATTGAAGAGTGGACTGAAAAACGTAGAAGAAATGCAGCATATTATTATAAATATTTAAGTAATGTTAAACAAATAGAATTACCTGAAATAAAAGATTACAGCAACCCCGTTTGGCATTTGTTTGTTGTTCATGATAAAACAAACAACAGAGATAAACTTCACGAGTATCTAAAGAGTCAAAACATAAGTACGGGATTTCACTATCCAGTACCAGTGCATATGCAAAATCATTTTAAAAATATATACAAACCAGATGATTTCCCAGTTGCTAAGTATAACGCAAGTCAATCTTTAAGTTTGCCTATGTATCCAGAATTAACAAAAAAACAAATTAAATTTGTTTGCGACAAAGTAAAAGAGTTTTATAAACAACATGAAAAAAGATAAACTATTAATCGCTGGTCCTTGGATTGGAGAATTTGGATGGGAATTGTTCGCTTGGCAAGGATATGTGCGAGCGCTATCGGAAAAATTTGATCAAACAATTTGTATATCCTCACCTCATTCTAAATTTATTTATGAAGATTTTTGTGATGAGTTTTTAAGTTTCACACCGATGGACAAAGGTGGGTATAAAGATTCTTTTTTTAGAACTGATTTTAAGATGAATAAAAAAATTCTTTTAGATATTTTGAAGCAAAGTAAAATTGACATAAAACAAAAAAACACAACACTGTTTGTGCCAAAAAGAATTGGAGATCCGCCGAGAACTCACTTTTCCGAACCTATGAATTTAGCGCAGTATAGTTTGTCACCAAAATATGTCAAATTTGCAGACAATAAAAACAAAGAGAAAACAGTTCTTGTTCATGCTAGAAATAGAAAACTAAGATCAAAAGACAATTGGTCTGTAGAGAAATGGAAAGAATTAGTTTCTTTATTAAAAGAGATAGATCTATCAGTTATATCAATTGGATTAAAAAAAGAAGCAATGCATATTCCAGGGACAGAGGATAAAAGAGAGTGTGATCAAGAAGAACTTTTAAAAATAATATCCTCATCTGAATGCATATTTGGACAATCATCAGGTGCCATGCACTTATCAACTTTATGTGGATGCCCTCAAGTTGTTTGGTCAGATATGTATAATTTTGATAGATACACAAAAAACTGGAATCCATTTGATGTTGATGTTTTATTTTTAGCAGAACAAGAATGGCAACCTGAAGTTAAATACATTTTCGAAAAATTTGTAGAATGGAGAAAAACTAATGGAGCATAATAACGTAGGAGTTGTTGGTTTTGGATTTGTTGGGAAAGCAGTTAGTCAAATTTCAACAATTAGATCTCTAGATATATACGATCCAAATAATGAAGATTACAATTCTGTTGATCAAAAAATTAGAGCATATAACTGCGATATTATATTTATAAATGTCCCAACAAATTTAAAAAATGGAAGATTAGATTTATCAATTTTAAATGAGTGTTTATTTTCATATAGGGCGCACAATTTAAATAAAAATTCAACAATTGTTATAAAATCTACCGTACCAGTTGGAACGTGTAGGGACCTTTCTGAAAAACATAATATTGAAAGTCTTGTATTCAATCCAGAGTTTTTATCCGAAAGAACCGCAATGGAAGACTTTATAAATGAAAAAGAATTATATTTAGCTGGTGAAAAAAGACATACAGAAAAAGTTAAAGAACTGTATGTTGAATTTTATAAAAAATGTGAGAATGGTGAATTACAAATATTTGAAACTGAATCTTGGGAAGAAATTGAATTATTAAAACTAGCGAGAAACACTTTTTATGGATTGAAGGTTTCTTATTGTAATAACATTTATAATCTGTGTAAATCAAAGAATATTGACTATGATAAATTTAGAAAACACTTCTCTAGAGGAATATGGGTTGGAGATCAACATACTCATGTACCAGGACCAGACGGAAAGTTTGGATATGGTGGAAAGTGTTTGCCAAAAGATTCTACAGAATTATTAAACTTTTGTAAAAAACAAGGTATAATATTTGAAATGCTTGAAAAATCAATATTATTTAACGCAGAACAAAGGAGTAAGCATGAGTGAAATTGAACATACAAATTTATCAAAACAGGCGATTGGAGCACTTATGATGGCGCTGCAAAAGTCTTTATTGGAACAATCTGACATTGTACCAGTTTTGGAAAATTTTAAAATGACAAACTCACCAAATGGTTTAGTTGTATTAAACCCGCCATTGGTTAAATTTAACGAAGAAACATCTCATAACTGGGATGTGGTTGGTGATCAACCAGATTAAGGAGAAATAAATTGCCGATATATGTTTATCAGTGTGGAGATTGCTTAGGTGAGTGGAAAGAGAATCACCTAATGGGTGAATCAATAGAAGAATGTCCTTGGTGTTCTTCTGAAAATATTGGACGAAAACCCAGTAATTTTTCATACGGATCAAAAAAACAACAAAAAACAAGTAAAGTTGGCGATTTGACTAATGAATTTATTGAAAATTCAAAACAGGATTTAAAAAATCAAAAAAAGGAACTAGATAATAGCAGATGACACACCTTCTTTTGGCTCTCTCAACAATTCTTAATATCGTTTTTATTTGGTATATTGTTCAACTTTTAAAAAGATTTTTAACCTTTCAAGAGGAATTGGACAATTTTAGTGAAACACTAGAGCAATACAGAGATCACATTGACATCGTTAATGGACTTGAACGTTTTTATGGCGATGAAACTCTAGGTAATTTACTTCGCCATTCTAAAGCACTTGTTGAAGAATGTCAAAGTTTCCAGCGTGTTTTAAGACAAGAGGAAGATTATGGCGAGGAAGAGAACTAAAAATCATTATTTTAGAAGAGAGCACCAAGACGCAATAGTTGAATATTGCCAAACTCAAGATCCAAAACGTAGAAACGAACTCTATAAAGATTTTATTGGACCTGTCTTTGATGAGATGGTAGATAAAATTGTTTACACTTACAAGTTTACTTCTCTCCCTAATATCGATTCTTTAAAAGATGATTGTAAAAATTGGTTAATCACCGTATTGAACAATTTTGATCCAGAGAAGGGATCTAAAGCATTCACTTATTTTAGTGTTGTTTCAAAGAATTGGTTTATTGCCGAAGTGAAAAAGACATCTAAAAAAGCAAAAAGAGAAACCCACCTAGAAGAATATTTTTTAACACAATCAGATCGTTCAAATACTCCATCAATACAGCAGTTAGTTGTTCATAACACCTACATTGAAGATAGAAATAAAAAAGAATTTTTCTTACATCTCAGTAAAGAAATACAATCTTGGAAAAAAATGCCCCTACGAGAGAATGAGGTTAAGACTATTCAAGCAATTGAGATTCTTTTTAGCGAGGCAAACAATATAGATATTTTTAATAAAAAAGCTATTTACTTGTATATTAGAGAGATTACTGGTCTTAATACAAAGCAAGTTGTAAGCTCTCTTAACAAAGTAAGAAAACGTTATGCGGAGTTTAAAAAAGAATGGGACGATCAGTAAAAGAGTTAGAAAACTACATCCAAGAAGCAATTAAAAACATTCGTGATGATCGTGACGTTACATCTACTTTGCTCACGCAAGTTTTTGCCGAAATTACTAATGGTCAAGAAACTCACAAAGATCTTGGACTAATTGCTGCCAAGTATGTAGAGACTTTACAAAGATCCAATGAACAATTAGTAAAACTTACGTCCATTATGGCGAAGAAAACTGATACGAGTGTCGAACTATCGGAAGAAGATAAAAAGTCTCTTTTTGATGTAATTCAAGGAGAAAAGTAAGTTGGGAAATTTTCTCAAAAATACAACATTACTTTCTCCGGATACAGTGTTTTACGACGCAGAATTTGACACTGGCGCCGGTCATGCTAAAAAACTATTAGAAGAGCGATCAGTACCAAACTCTTTCAGAACTAAAAAATATTATTACGGTGAATTCATACAACAAGGATTTCCAGATGGTATAGGTGCAGTGTCGGGCGACTGCATGTTTGATCCATTTTTATCATCTTTAAGACTAAATTCTCAGGGAGGTACCGAAGACGCCGATTTTAAACCTTTTATATGCGTTGTGAATGTACCTGAACTTTCTGGAGTACAGACCCCCCCTTTAGATGATCCGGATAGGATGTTTATCATAGAAAAACTAATGACAAATGGTTTTATTTTTAAATCATATGATTACGTGGGAGAGACACCGGAACCAGGACAAGAAGTTTGTGTATCTTTTGTTAATGCTGAGACTCGTGAAGACGCGATTTTTGAATTTCCATTAAAAGGATCTGGCAATGCTAGTTTAATGCAAAAAATGGCAAATTCAGGTGGTAATCAATCACCACATTCAGCAGGAGGCAAAAGTCGCAGTGCAAAAAAATTCTATGGTAGTTGTGGCGGCAAAGGTGGTTCAGATGGTGAAGATCCACGTAAATTTAAAAGAAAGAAGAAAAAACCAAAGAACGCCGGGTACCCACCAGGAGGCGCCGCAGTCCCAGGAACACCAAAACCTGAACCGTCAAAACCACCGGCAAATAAAAGTAAACCAAAAAAACCATCAAACAAACAAAAAAACAAAGAATTGCCCTCTAGTAAAAAAGGTAAAAAAGGGTTGCCAAAATGTAATAGCAGAGGAAAAACAATTTTTTGGAAACCATCTGGCAAATCTGATTTACCTCAAGTTGAGGCGTTTGGCAAAGATGCTCTTTTTGGTTTAGACATATCAGGTTGGAATGCGCCAAGAAAAATAGATGCATCTGTGTTTAAAAACAATGGAGTCGATTTTATAATCATAAAATTATCTCAAGGTACAAGCACTTCAAATAAATTTATTATTGATCACATGGCGAAACTTAAAAATTCTGGTATATTATTAGCGCCATATCACTTTAGTGCTGCACAAAAATCTACAGAAACTAATTTTAAAAAAAGGGCGCAGAGGGAAATAGATGTTTTCTCTAGAGAAATAGACAAGCACTTTGATGGTAAACCAGACTTAGTTCCCTCAATTGACTTTGAAAGTGGACATGGAGGCAGAAGACATCCAACACCATATGGAAATACTGTCAAAGGTCATAACTTAAATGTGCAATTTCACTTAGAGTTAGCAAAAATACTTAGAAAAAGATACGGCAAACGACCTTTGGTATACACTGCAGCTTGGGCAAGAGGTGCCTATTTTAAAAAAGCAGATTCTGGTTTACTAGCAGAATTTGGATCAGAGACTTTTGTATGGTGGGCGGAATATGCTAGAGGTGGCAATGGATATTTGACAAGTGGACCTATAGGTGGATCTAAATCCAGATCTTTTAAACCTTGGTCGACCACGCATATATGGCAGTTTTCAGGCGCAGGACAGTTTCAAGATTTTTATAAGCAAGGTGTGAAAGCAACGTTTGATTTTAACGCGATGAGGCGAAGCACACTATCAAAACTAAAATTATAAGGTAAATATAACATGGCACTTATAGACGCATTTAATACATCTGCACTTTCAGAGACACAAAAAAGAGATTTAAATCTTTTACCCACAGAGGCATCAGTTACTAAAAGAGGAATACAGGGGGATGTATTAATTGAACCAAAACCTAATCCGATAAAAAGAAAGGGTAGTAAATTAATACAAGGAACAAACAATGCTGATATTACCATTGGAACTGATCAACCAGGTGAGATTGGAAGTGGTTATGGTAGTCAAACAGGAGCAGGCGCAATTGATTTGGTTGCTGGCAGAATGTCATCAGATATCAGAACTCAAATAGAAAACAAAAGGGGAATAAAAAGTACCCCTTTATATGTGGACAATAACTTATCTTTAGATGCATCAAGAATAACAATTGCACAGAAAACAGATGTCGATGCAAATTTTGCTCTAGCAGATGGTATGTCAGGCGATACTAAGGCAAAAGCAGCGATTGCATTGAAGTCTGATAGCATTAGAATTATGTCTAGAGATGGTGGCGTAAAAATTCTTACTCGCACTGATAAAACTAATTCTTTGGGCAGCAAATCTATATCAATCCCAAGGATTGAAATGATAGCAGGAAATCAAGACAGGAACATTCAAGCATCAACAAAGTCTAGTAAAAACAATGTGGTCGTTAGAGATGTGTTAAATAGATTAGATGAGTTGAATAGTTCTTTAGATAGTTTTATTACTTCGCAGATTGAGTTTAATAACCAAGTAGCATCACATACGCATTCATCGCCCATGTCTATGGCAATTGGCACCGCAGCAGGAGGCGGTCCAGGAATGATTAACGGTGGCAAGGTATTGCCAAGTGGCGGTCTAATGTCTGGGGGTAGTAAAGTTTATGGCATGGAAATGATATCAAAGTTTGATTCTATAATAAATAAACTTAAAGTGTCTATCTTACAACTTAACGGCACTGAAGTCTTTGGTGAAAAACAAAGCGGAAGCAAAAGCACATTCACCACTTAAGGAAAAAAAATGGCAAATATTTCAAGATGGTATACGGAAGATTTAATAGTTGAATTAACTGAAAAAGAGACACAAACGGCGCTCAATAAATCAACAAGAGACAATATTGATCTTGCTTCTCTTGCAGATTGGTTCAGCAATCCAAATGATGAATATTATCAATTAAATCTTTCTTTTCCTATAAATTATAGCGACGATTCTATTTCTTTTTTGAAGGATGGAAAATTTAATGATATTGAAAAATTTTCTGATCTTGATTTTATAGGAGAATTGCAAGAAAAGGGCGCTGAAACTTATGTAAAAAATGGTTTGCCAAAAGATTTAAGAGAATATATTATTTTTACATTAGAGAGCGCCACCACTATAAGTGAAAATCAAGAAAAATTAATTGAGATATATAACACTCTTGTGGATGATTGCTTTATAACCGGAAGATTTTTCATTGATACTGGTAAAAAAGAAACCGGATCATTAATTTATTTTCAAGTAATACTTCGCCTTCGAGAAGAATCAGTAGACTTCTTTGCAGATGTATCATCGACCATACCAACTTCTTCCGACTTACAATCCTCAATTACAGTAGGACCATTCAACTTTCTTGATCATGCTGGGTATTACTATAACAATATTTCTAGTAACGGCAATGTCTCTTTTGATCACTTCCGCAGCGCAGATAAAGCTTTAAGATACTGTAAGGATTTAAATTTTAAAAACAGAGGTGCTGGAAATGCAAGTTATATTGTTGATTTTAACAGACTAAGCGCTCAAATATATGATTTATATTCTAGAGTCGCGACACTGTTTGGCAAAGATGGCGTAAAAGATTTAACAGATAAAAAAATATCACTAAAAGATGTTGATATAGTTTATTATTTACAGTACATTGAAGATCCAGAAGGTAATGTAACTAATATAAATTTTGTGTCATATGATATGTATATCAATTCCAACGCGCCAAATAAGTATTCTGGCGCTGAAGAAATATTAACTGTTATCACTGCCGACACATCTTTAGAATTTGCTGACCGAGCTTTTTCAGACAACGTTTTACATATATTAGCAAACTTGCCCAAGATACATGCATATTTTAAAAAGACTAAAAAGTCAGACTTTGATTTAGATTTTTTTGTAAAAGAATTTATTTTTAGATACAAAAAAAGACCAGAAGTGAAAGAGTCCACTAAAGTTTTTAATAATGGAAAGTCAAACTATAAAACAAAAGATGATGTTGATTTAGAAAGAACTGGAATGACTCCTGCTCAAAAAAATGAAATATTTAACCAAACAAGAAAAAAAGTTGTGCAGGTTGGCGATCAAGCATTTTTAAATGTCCTTGCAAAAGGCAAGCAATTGACAACAGAAAAACAAATCTTTGATGTTGTGCTCAATGTTATACCACTATCAGAATTAATTTTAACTGCCGCAACTTGTTTATCTAAGTTTATTCAAGAATCCCCAGTAAAAAAAGTTTGTCGAACTGTAATAAGAAATTTAAATCTTGAACAAGTTGATGAATTGCTTTCGTATATAAACACAAGCACCACAAATGAGACAAATAAGTTAAGGCAACTTATTCTAGATAGTGCAATAGATACAAACGATAGGCAGTCGTTTAAAAACTTTTTATTAGAATTGGCAGACTCCCAGATATCTGATGATGATTTTTTATGCATAGTCATATTTGCAGCGATACCTGCCGCAATCGGAATGTTGAGTACATTTGGAAAAGAAGAGGTGCAGGGATTTATAAACCAAGTAGAAAGAACCATAGAAGGCGAAATAGATAAACTATCTAGACAAGTAGTAGATGAAATAAATGATAATATAGATAAAGGTGCAAATTTTTTAAGAGAGGAACTTATCAACCCGGCAGCAGAAGTATTTACAGCAATTGAAGATTCTCTTGCAAACCATCCATTTCTTAGTTTCACCGGTGATTGGAAAACACAAATTCAACAATTGATATTGGAACTTGTAAGAAATTTAATTGTTAATTTGACAGGTCGTTTGATACAAGAGATTGCTTATATGTGCGAGGGTTCAAGTAAGTCTGATTTTGCGAACATGAATTCTTTAATACCGAATGATGCAAACTTTCCTAATTTATCTGGACCAGTTGTGCCTTTTGAGTTAGATAATATTGGAATGCAAGAACTCATCCCAGATGAAAGCGCTTATGGTGATTTAAAAGAGTTTCTAGACGATTTTGGGGATGGAGATGAGATATCATCTGATTTGATTGAAAGTTTTATTGAATCTATGGCAGAAATACTAACAATATCTGAGATGTGTACCTTAGTTGCAGATGATGCGAGTGACGTTAATTATTCCTTTATTTTAAACAAAGTTTGGAGTGGTCTGTTAAGTTTAGAGAAGTTTGCAATAATAAAACAAAGATTAAAAACGATAGGAAACTTAGATTTATTCTTTTCTATTTTAGCAGACAAAATAGATAAAAGTTTTTGCGCTCGAAAACTTCAAGACTTGGAAAATACAAAAAAAATTCTTTCAGAAATTTGTGATCCCGTTTCAAATTCTGCTTTGATAGACGACTTAAAGAAAAAAGCAAGTGATTCTGCAATTCAAAATCTATTAAATCAAGAAGATGAAATTGTTAATGATTTACTTGATGCGATTTACAATTTAAACAATCCACAAAAACCAGTTGCGTTTTGCGGTCCAGAGGCGGATCGTAAAGGTGTTGAACCACTATTTTCATCATTACAACACCCAAGTATGACATACCTAGATCAACAATATTTAAAATCTATCTTAAGTGGAACAGTGTCAATATTCGAATCAAACTTAGCATCATTCAAATCAATAATGTTAAACTTAGAAGGGATATCAAACCCTTCTGATGTGATGAATAAAATAAATAATGCTTCTAATAACGTCGTAGGCACAATGGCCTCCGCGTATGGTTTTGATAATGAAAACTCTGGCGAGGTCAGTTTAAATGACACAGTATATAATAAATTATCAAAAAACGATTTGTCGAGCAAGGTTAAAAATAACGCTTTTGTTGCTAGACAAGTTAATCAACAATTGTTATCATTTTCTGACATAGGATTAGTTAATTCAAATGAGCAAAATAAAACAGTGTCTCTTGGTATAGATTTTTCCAATAACAGCATCATCGATGAGAGAATTTTATTAAATTTTAATTTTGATAACTCACCTCACAATGTTTTTGGAAATGCAGAAACTCCTGAAAATTCTGTGGACTTTTTGATACAAAATCCAACTGTTAATCAAGATAGAAGATATACTAACTCTTTAGGCGGTAACGATTATCTTAATTTTAAAGATATAGTAAACACTTTTGATAACACAAATTCAATTGATAACATAATTAAATCTAATTTTTTAGAAAATATAGGATTTTATTCCAATTTAACATCTCAAATTATAAAAGAACACGCCGAATACATAACAAAGCAAGATCTATTTAAAGCAGAAAATTTTAAAGATCTTAAGTTGAATAGAAGTAATCTGTGTGAACAATCTATACTAATAATACAAGACATACTTTCTGAATTGTCAAGCAATATAGGCGATGTAGAGTGTAAATTTGGTCTTGGATCTATTCCCTCTGCTAGAGAGTTGGGTCAGATTTATGCACTGTTGACTGCTTATATAAGAGTCATTACTATTAGCGAAATGCTAAAAAGTTTTTTCGTCTTTTCGTCTTTTAGTATTGATGCTTTGTTGCCATCTGGAAGCGAAAACGATTCTTCATCTTTTTATTTTCAATACTTAGTAGATCAAGTATCAGAGAGGATTACATCTGACAATCAAAATGAGTTTATAAACACAGATTCAATGACTGATTATTTAATTACAGTGTATGCAGGAAAAAATAACTTAGAAAAAAATCAAGTTGTTATACTGGATGTATTTAAAGAGATTATTGGAAGTTCTATTGTTTTAATGCAAAACAAGTTTAAACAAAAATTACAAAAAGCAGGGTATAATTCTAACATAGGTGAGTTTACAGATGAATATTCTAATCAAAACACTCCCTATTATCAAGTGTACTCAAATTTAAAATCTACAGGTTTTGGGGGTGGGGATTTAACTCCTGCATCGGCAAACTACTCTGTCAATCACGAAGACGCTTATTATACGATATCCAGTAACTATGGATCGATATACGGTGATATTCCAGGGTCAAGGTTAATAAATGGCGGATTTTTTACAGAAAGGGGTGTTGACATCAGAAGAATATATAAAGGAGATCCTGAATTACTATACACAGAAGAATTACATCAATTAATAATGGATGAATTAAATACAAAATCGGAAACTATGTCACAGTCAATCTATACCGCACTAAAAGCCTTAGGAGCATCTATAGGGAATATTCCCTCAAACTGGGAGCGCCCACCAGCCCAAATAATACCGTCCATTGGCGGAACTTTAGCAATAATCAACATAGGAGAAGTATATAATCTAAACATAAAAAATGGAGCATTGAAAAATTTATTTGGGAGCAGGATGTATGGGGGAACACTTAAATCTGCTTTCCAAATAGATAATACGTTCGCGGCAGCAACTCCAGAGGAACTTCGAACGTTGTCATTATTTGAAGGTTTAATGGGAAACCCACCATTCGACGTAAATGAAATGTTAAACTCGATTGGTGAATTAAGAAAATTTTTGGATGATTATTTGGACCATGATGGAGAAGCTTATCAAGCATATATTACTCTTACAGGTAAGTTCTATTTAAATACATTCTTTAAAAGGTTTAACTATTACGCATCGCATAACCTTTTATTGAAAGTTGATGGAAATCCCTTGCTAGAGAATTTATACAATACAGTAAAAGATAGTATGTTTCCTACTCACTTTCCCGGATTATCAATTTTATCTAAAAAAGCATTTGTTGAATCTGCTGTGTTTAATAAAAAATACTTTCAAAAAGATTCAGATACGCTGTATTTTAAATTACCCCTTCTTTATTTCAGAAGAGGTTTTAACGCATCTTTGTCGTCGCAACCAGTGTCTGCAGAACCATATGCGATGGAATCAAATTATCTACCTGGGCAACCTTTAGATGCTCTAGGTCAAGCATTCACTGCATCTAATTTTTCTAGTACTCCGCAAGGTTTAAAAAATATTATAGCAAGTAGTTCAGAATATAAATCACTCATAGATAACATACAATATAAAAATGTTCTCTCTTTTGTGTCTATTTTGGTAACAGAATTGATTCAGAAAAATTATCCTTTAGTCAATAGTATGTTTGATAGCACACTGGCAAACATAAGATCAAACTTAGCTCAATTGTTAAACATTGCAAATAGAGGCAACGATCCTGATTTTTATAAAAACAATCCATTCCAAGAACTACCTTCGGTGGAATATGATATGGATTTGGTTTCTCTTGTGCTTCAAGCGCTGCTACAAGCTATAGCAAATATATCAGATCCTACCTGGGTAACTCCCTGGTTTGCACCTGGACCACTATCTCCAATTGGAATTATTGCTAAAATTCTAGATGGAGCAGGAGATTCAAATCCAAATGACAATCGAGATAAAGCGAAGGGTGCTATAGATAATGATTTGTTATGTGAAGATGACTAAAATCAAAATGGTTAGTAATTTTCAATAAAACTATTTATAAAAAAGGAGTATAGGGATGCCTGTTGGATTAGATGCCGCTTTACCTTTAACAAAAGATAATGATGATGCGTTTTACACTCTAACAAAAACTTTAAAAGAGAACACTCAACAAAAAGTAAAAATGCTAATGCTAACTGCTCCTGGTGAAAGAATTATGATACCGGAATATGGAGTTGGACTAAAAAACTTTTTATTTGAAAATACACCCGAGTTTGATATATTCTCTAGAATTAAAGAACAAGTTAGAACTTTTTTACCTGAAATAACAATTGTATCTTTACAAATATCTCAAGCGGACGAAAAACTAGTTTCCAAGACTGGGCAAAGAAACAGTTTATCAATATATTTTTCATACTTAATAGACGGAATTAACTTACAAGACAGTGTAAACATTGTCGAGACAATTGATACATAGGGAAAATAATATATGCCTGAAAGAAAACCAGCAATAAATTATACGAGTAGAGATTTTACAACCATAAAGAGTGACTTGGTTAATTATGCGAGAAGGTACTATCCTGATTCATTTAAAGATTTTACTGTAAATTCATTTGGTTCCTTAATGTTAGATACCGTGTCTTACGTTGGTGACATTCTTTCTTTTTACTTAGATTATCAAGTTAATGAGACTTTTCTTTCAACTGCTACAGATTATGATAACGTGTTGAAAATATCTCGACAACTTGGATTAAAACCAAATCTAGCACCGGCATCTTTCGGTTTTTTAACTTTTTTTATATTAGTACCGGCAACAAACAACGGCGGTCCAGATTTTGATTACGCCCCAATATTAAAATCAAATAGTCAATTTAGAAGCGCAGGCGGTAAAACGTTTACCTTGTTAGAAGATGTAAACTTTAAAGATTCCCAATCAAATGAAATAGTTGTCGGTGAAGTTGACAATGATACAGGGGTACCAATTTCTTTTGCAGTTAGAGCTAGAGGTCAGGCAATATCAGGAGAACTTGCAGTACATCAGGCAAGAATTGGAGAGTTTGCAAAGTTTCAAAAAATCGAGGTACCGGGACAAAACATAACAGAAATTGTTTCTGTTATAGATTCAGATGGAAATCCTTATTTTGAGGTTGATTACTTATCTCAAAACACAATATACGTACCAGTAATAAATTCTGGTGAAGATAGTTCTACAGTGCCGAATATACTTAAACCGGTTGCAGTTCCAAGAAGATTTACAGTTATACAAGAAAGAGATAGTGTATTTTTACAATTCGGTTTTGGAAAAAATGAAGGGGTCGAAGAGGTTTTAGATCCTAGTAACATCTTAACGAAGACGCATGGAAAAAACTATATAACAGATGACTCTTTTGATCCTGCTTCTCTCATAAAAACAGATAGTTTGGGTATATCCCCAAACAACACGCTACTGACAATTGTTTATAGAATAAACGATTCTACTGCAACTAACACGGGTATTGGAACAATTACTAGCGTCGTAGATCCAATATTTTCTTTTGAAAGTCAAACTAGTTTAAACGCCAGTTCAGTATCTTCAGTTAGGAATAGTCTGGAAGTTATAAATGAGGAACCGTTTGTTGGAGGTGATGCACTGCCCACTTCTGATGAATTAAAGCAGAGAGCTTATGGTGTGTACTCAATGCAAAATCGAATTGTTACGAAAGAAGATTTCATAACGGCAGCATACAACATGCCACCAAGTTTCGGTTCCATAAAGAAAGTCAATGTGTATCAAGATTCAGACAGTTTTAACCAAAGAAACATAAATCTATTTGTTTTATCACAAGATAATTTAGGTAATTTACAAAAAGCAAATAGCACTGTAAAAAGTAACTTAAAAACTTATCTAAGTAGACTTAAAATGATGAATGACACAATTGACATTTTAGATGCTAATATAATAAATTTACAAATAAACTATAAAGTTGTTGGGTTTTCAGACGCAAGTAAATATTCTGTTTTAGATTCAGCAAAAGAAAGTTTAGCGAATTTCTTTCAAAGCAGAAAAAACTTTGATATTGGTGAACCATTTAGTATTACAGATGTGTTTTCAGTTTTAAAAAATTCACCTTTGGTTTTAGATGTTTTAGAAGTAGATGTAACTGTGCAAAGTGGACCTGATTATTCTAGTAGTAATTTTTCTACTATTTTAAACAAAACTAGAGACGGAAGAAAAATAAATTGTCCACCAGACTCTATCTTTGAAATTAAATTTCCAAATACGGACATTGTAGGGACTATTCAATAATGGCTATTAAAAGATATTATGCTACAAAAGACAATACAATAACAAATGCATTCAAATCAAATCTATCCATTCGCGGCGTCAGCGGTAACATGGGTCAATCTGATATTCTTGAAGTTTTTAGTATTTATGGACAGGTAAGTTCAAGTTCTGGACTGTCCTCTGAACTCGCACGTTTATTGATACAATTTGATACTACAGCAATAAATAGTGATAGAACTAGTGGTGTTATACCTGCTTCTGGAAATGTTAATTTCTTTTTAACCATGTATGATGCAGAGCACACACAAACTACACCAAGAAACTACACATTGGTAGTTCAACCAATATCTCAATCTTGGAATGAAGGTCTTGGTTTGGATATGGAGGAATACACAGATTTAGATGCGTCAAACTATCTTTCTGCTTCCAGCGGTGTCCCTTGGGCAGAAAATCCAGGAAGGTCAACCGCTCTGATAACGGTGACAAGTCACGGATCGGTAGGTAATAACGAAACCTTCGTCTTGGTAGATGCCGCTGGGGTTTCTACAACATACCAATTTAAATCTGCTGTACCTTTCGGTTCACAACCAGGAGGCGCTGCAGGAGGAACCGTAGAACTGGGATTTGGAGGCGCAAGCAGTAATGCAAACATTGCATCAGCAATCTCTGCGTCAATTGCTGCAACTACAAACGCAGGGTTCACTGCTGTAGTAACTGACAGTACCAAAGTCACAGTCACTCAAACAACTGCTGGTACAGTAGGAAATAGAGATAATACAGATGGCGTTAACGGCGTTACAGTAGGTAATTTCACAGGCGGCGCCAATGTTGAAGGTGGTAGTTATGTTGACAGCAGTGAGTATACTTTCACCCAATCGTTTGATACGGGATTTGAAAATTTAGAAGTTGATGTTAGTCACTTGGTTGAAGATTGGATCAAGGGAGATTTAACCAATTACGGTTTTGGGGTTCGTCTTACGGGATCTAATGAGACAGCAACAGAATCTTTTTATACTAAAATGTTTTTTGCTCGTGGATCTGAATTTTTTCATAAAAGACCGGTCCTTGAAGCAAGATTTGACGATAGTAAAAAAGATAATCGTGGAGATTTTTTCCTTAGTTCATCACTTGTTCCTGCGTCCGATAACTTAATGAATCTTTATTTGTATAATGTTGTTAGAGGACAATTAACTGATATACCGGCAGTAGGCGCCAATGAGATGGAGGTCAGCATATATAGCGGAACAACAGCACCTACAGGTGACAAACTATTCTTGCCTAAAGGTGGAGGCGTAAAAGCAACCGGTCATATAAATATAACTGCATCACATGTCGAAACTGGTATATATTCTTGCTCATTTGCGTATGTTTCATCAAGCATAACTAGTATATTTGATGTTTGGCACAGCGGAGGTATAGAGTACCACACTGGATCTGAGGTAAGTGTTAAAACTTTCGATAGTCAAGATTATAATTTTGATCAAAGATATGTTTCTAAAGTTATTAATTTACGTGCAATCTACGGTAGAGGTGAAAAGGTAAGATTTAGACTCTATACTCGTCAAAAAGATTGGTCCCCAACTATTTATACAGTAGCGAATAGCAAAATAGAAACAAGTATAATTGATAATACTTACTATCGTTTTACTCGCGTGAGCGATAATTTAAATGTTATTCCTTTTGGGACTGGTTCCCTAAACCACACTCGGTTGTCTTATGATACGAGTGGTAGTTACTTTGATCTAGAAATGGACTTATTTGATACTGACACAGTTTACGAATTAAGTTTTGCATATCTAATCAATGGAAGTTATGTTGAACAACCAGAAAGGTTTAGGTTTAGAGTAGAGTAATATGTCCTTAAAAGATTTATTTAAAGAACAAAAATATAAATTCTTATCAAATGAAACTGCTAATTCTTTAACAGGTAGCGGCATTGAGTCTGCTGAGTATGTTTCTACTTTTTTAGAAGACGAAAATCGTTTTATACCATTAGTAGATTATTCAAAACCAGAAAACTTCGCCAGATTTGGTTCTGCAGAAAAATACTATTATGATTCTATAACAAGAGTTTACAACACTTATCCTTATGATGGTTCCAAAAAAGAAAAAATACTTTGGGAACTTTCCTCTTCAGGAATAGATCTTTACCTTTTTGAAAATGGATATCCAAGAACAACCGGATATGCAGTATTTTCAACAGCTAGTCTATCAGCAACAGATACTTCAACAAATTATTCAGTTTGGGGTTCGTATGGTGCTGCTGGAACTGGAACTTATGAATACGTATCCTTTAACGGAGGTCCCCACGCAGGCATTGGTTCTAAGATATATTTAGATCCGGAGTCTGGAGAGGCAAAATATAGAGAAAAAGCAAACGTATTTGATACATCTAAAAATAGAGAATGCAACTTAAAAATAGGTGGAGTTGATGGCAACACCGTAGAGTTTTGGTTAAAAAAGGAAGATTTTAACCCTGCAGCAACCCAAACCGAAGTTGTATTTGATATCTTTACCACATCCTCGATATCATCTAGCGCAGGTTATGGTCGTTTAACAATTGAAATGTCTGGTCACGGCGCAACGACTAATACGCGCTCTCCCTTTTATGTAACGTACATGTCAGGAACATCTGGTATATCTAAGCAGAATATTGGTTCTTCGCTAACCACTTCATCAATCGCTGATGATCAATGGCATCATTATTCTTTTAGATTTAAAAATGTTGCTGATGACGTATCAGTGGATCTTTTTGTTGATGGAATATTTAACCACAATGTAACAACCGGTACTCCGATAAATTATGTTAGTGGCACTTTGGTTGGTAATATTGGCGCACTTGCGACACATCCATCTGGTAATATTTCCGGAGCACCACGCGCAGAAAAAGGTTGGGGAAAATTATCAGGTTCACTGGATGAGTTTAGATTTTGGAAAGTTTGGAGAAATTCACAACAAGTTCAAACTCGATGGTTTGATCAAGTCGGCGGCGGAACGAACACGGAAGATGCAAACACCACTTTAGGTTTATACTATAAATTTAACGAAGGTATAACTTTAACTTCATCAATAGATTCTACAGTGTTGGATTACTCCGGAAGACTGAGTAATGGATCTTGGACGGGATATTCTTCTGTTCACTCTAGAAAGACGGGATCTGCTATAAACGAATCTCAATCTCTACTTACTAACTTTTCTGGTAGTGAGTTTAAAGATCCGATAATATATTCATTTCACCCTGATGTTGTTACATATCTAGATACTAAAAGAAAGGAGGGTCGCTCATACGATTACAAAAACCCATCCTCCATATATTACACAATGCCGGGATGGATTTTAGATGCCCACGACACTGCAGATTTAAGTAACGATGGAATAATAAATAATTCACTCTGGAATTTAACTCAGATTATGAGTAGTTATTTTGACAATGCCGCTAATATGATGAAATCAATGCCATCTTTGGCGCAAAATGATTACTTTAGTGGGTCACAAAAACCAGTTCCATTTATGGGAAGAATTCTAGAATCTAAAGGATTTGTTGCTCCAGAGTTATTCAACGCGATTGAATCTTTAGAATATTTTGAAGACAGAGATAAAAACACATTATACACAGAAAAAGTATCTGATATTAAAAATATTATTTATAAAAATATCTATAACAATTTAACCTTTATAAACAAATCAAAAGGAACTGAAAAATCATTTAGAAATTTAATACGTTGTTTTGGAATTGATGATAACATTTATAAGTTAAACATTTACTCTAACAATGTTGATTTTGTTTTAGAAAATAATTTTAGATCTGTGGCACAGCGTCATAGAATGGTTAACTTTAATGTTACTGGTAATATTGATGCAACTGTATTTCAATATTCAAGTAGTTTAAATTCGAACTCAACAACTTTTATTTCAGCAAGTAAGAATTTTACACCTGAGACATCACAAGAGTCTAGTATGCCATTTAGTGTAGAATCAAACATTGTTTTTCCAAATAGAGTAAGGCAAGGTGAGTACCACACGATTAGATATGACGATCCGAAAGTAAGAAATAATTATCCACTAATACTAACTTCTAGTTTGTTTGGTATGCATACTGCGGTAGACACAACCCCTGCAAAAACAACATGGAACACGAATGATTATGCAAACTTTATTGTTTTTGCTGAAAAACCTTCGACTTTTTCTAGTGATGCTAAATTTATTCTTACTGGAACGCTGGGCGGGTTTATACCGGAATTAAGTTCAACAGTCTATACGGATGTATATAAAGATACAAATTGGAGTTTCTTAGTTTCATTATATCCGGAGGCATATCCAAATGCAAATGAAGTATCAGGAACACTAACCAACACAAACGCAGTTGGTACTAATATATTACTAAGTTTCACTGGTCAGGCACAAAACGATAGATTTAAAATTAATGTGCCTGTGGCAGCAGGGGGAACTGGAAATGACATCACCATTAGATTACTTGAAGCTGCCACGCCATCTGCCGGTACAGCAAATGAGATACAAGTTAAAGGTTCGGCACCACTAGCAGTTAACTCAACTGCCACTAGAATTGTAGCAGCAATTAATGGAAGCAGCGATACATCAATTATTCAGTACGGCGCCGGTTCTGGTGATGCCACAAACGGTATTGCAGGAATTACTGCTGCTATTGGTTCCACACCAGATGATATAACGATTACAGCAGATATCACCGGTTCTATAGGAAATTCTATTACATTAACTGACATTGAAGGAACTTTTGTTGAAGACGGTGCAACTGGTGCATCTCCTGCAACTCTCGTAGGCGGCAAACTTTTAAATACAAGATATGTAGTTGAATTTTCAGGTATCAGTAAAGTGCTCGATACTACCATGCATCAGTTTACTGTAACGGGATCTATAACACACCAAAATGCGGTCAACTTCTTGGCATCCCCAAAGAGGATGTTTGTTGGATCACACAGAACAAATTTCTCTGGAGGGTTGTTAACCCCAACTGATGTTAAGTTTAACACCTTAAGAGTTTGGCAAAATAAGTTGACCATGGACGATTTGAGCATTCATGCGTCTGATCCAAATAACTACAGTATAAAAAATCCAGCTCAAAATGCATACTTATTTAATCGATCAATTAATCATGTCTATGTTCCCAACAAAGAGACACTTTTGTTACATTGGAACTTTGATAATGTTACAGGTTCAGATTCAAGTGGAGAGTTTATTGTAGAAGATTTAACATCAGGTTCCGCAAATCAGATGCCTAGATATGGATTTTTATCTAATATAGTTAATAAGCAATTTACAGGGTTAGGTGTTCAGTTTAATCAAAGTAGCACCGATGCGATTATTATAGATGAAATCGTCTCTGCTAAACCAAGTATACCAGAAGTGTTAAGTTCTGAAGATACTATTAAAATATTAGAAAATGATGATAAGTATTTTCAAAGAGATTCTAGACCAACGTTTTTTGATTTATATATAGAGAAAAGTCCTTATCAAAACATATCTGACGAAATGCTTAAGTTCATGTCTACTGTCGTAGATTTTAACAATTTGATAGGTCAAGGTGTTGATAGATATCGTAGTGAATATAAATTATTAAACATATTAAGACAGTTGTTTTTTCAGAGAATGGACGCACCGAACATAGATAAATATATTGAATACTTTAAATGGTTTGATCTTGCGGTAGGTGCCATGATCCAAAAATTAGCACCTATGTCTTCTGGTCTAGATGAAAGACCGCTAAAGAATATAATAGAATCACACATTCTAGAAAGAAACAAATATCAGTCTAAATTTCCAACTTATGAATTTAAACAAACTGATCCTGAAGGTCGACTACTTGGTGTTAATGAGATGTTGTATCCTTGGAAAGAGGGTCACGCCCCGTTGAACGCATCAGCCGGCGACCAGAGTGAAAATTGTCAGTGGTTTAAAGAACGAGCAGAAAGAAATGATATCGTTAGCAGTGGCGACACAGATATAGATTCAGATAGACAAGAAATATTAGATTTAATAAATAATTTAAACAATGCATCTGCTCCAAACTTTAGTGACGGTAGCACTACGTATCAAGGGTCAACATTTGCTTTGCGAAGATTTGCAAGACCATATAAAGTTCGTGCTAATAATGTGTCTGCTATTCACGGCGGCGGCAATGCACATGAAAATAAAAAAGTTGGATTTTGGGATTCAATTAGAAAGCGTCCGACCACATCTACTCCTGGCGAGGGAGCTTTAATATCTATCGAACCACCTGATTCACAATTAGAATCATTCAAAGATTGCGATGACAATTTAGAGTTGAATAGAGGCAAAAGAAAATACAAGTTTTCAGTAGGTACTGCTAATGACGGTGCAGAAGAATTTACTGATATATTTAAAGGCGATTTGGTTTTCCCATTTAGTATATACAGTTCCTCTGTTACTTCTAATCCTGCCATGGCTGACGTCATAGACGATTTTCAAACAAATCTTGCAATTACAAATTTACATCACGATAATTACGGACCTTTCAATGATGTTCCCATGCAGGGACCGTTTACAGAAAAATACGTAGGTGGTAGACCTTATCGCCACGTTATGACAAACTTTACACCTGATAATCAGCAACCGGATGACGAAGGTGAAAGACTAGAGGGTTGGAGACTTACAGGATCGTATACTGCTTTGGATTTGGTTAACGTGTCCGTTCACAATCCAAAATCTGTTTATTTTAGAGAAGAATATGCAAAAAGACCAGTAAACATTAAGAACATCAGACAATTAACTGGTGCGGCAGAAACAGAAGACCAGTTTACCGACGCATCTGCTGTTACAAAAATAGGAAATTACACAAAAGATTATGAAATTGTAATGACTAATGATCGCTTAACAAATAATAGATATTTTGTAAAGTCCGAGGGAGAGTTACCAACAACAACTTTTCAGTCTACATATGTTTCTGGGGTAATAGACTTTGTAATACCAAGAAGAGATCTAACTGGTTCAAATAAATTTGTCATCGTTAATAGATTTTCCGCACCAGGAGATGTTGCAACTATGTGTGAGGGTATGTTAGATGTAACATCAGGTCAATATAGTGTTCACAATGCATTGTCATTTAGAAATCTTTCTGTGAGAATGCCGTTAAACGAATTACATTCAAATCATGCAAACCAATTTGGGTTATATAGTGATCAGTTTACTGTTTCTGCATTTGAAATAGCGGGAGAAACTTTTCTTAGAGGATCGTCATCGATTAACGATCCTAATGCGGATTTACTTTATATTGGAACCGGGTCATTTCACAAAGTTAATAGAAACACTAGACCACGACCAAACTTTTCAAACGAGTTAAGCACTTATGAAAATTTAGGAATTGTTTCTGATTCCTCATCTTTTGATAACTTTTTTGTGCAACATCAGATACCCCAAACAGACACTCAGTATGCTTGGATTACGGCGAGTTTAATCGAGAACTATGACGGTTCTGCTCTTTTCGGATTTGAGCAACCAGACTTTAAAAATGCTAGTCTCGCCTCTACCGATTTAACTTTTGCGACCGCTTCTAATTCTGGTAGTCAAAATATAAAAGTAGATTTTGTTGGATTGAATACTTTAGTAATTGATAATATTTTTTCAACATCTAATACCATATCTAGCTCTGATTATTATAACGACGCAATTGAGAGTTTAGATGATGCGCTCACCACCAATGCGATACTCTCTCACAGAGGAGGTCCTGCGGGCGCCGCCAGCTGGAAGCTTTATAAAAAAGACAATCACCCAATTGTAAGAACACACAGAAGCGAAAATAGATTAAGTTATCTTCAAGATGACGGTTCACCAACCTTAACTTTAACTTCTACAATCGAACCGGTAATTACGAGCAAGCACAAACCGTTAACACATACACTTATGGTTAAACAAGGCATAACTACTAATCCAGAAAACTTAAAGTTGGAAGAGTTAACTGTTCAACACACTTATCTAAACAATATTAAGTTTTTTACAAATCACGCACAAGATGGTTTTACTTTGGATAATAAAATTTTATCTAATCAAAACATTAAAGCAAATCAAGAAATGTTAGATGTTATCAATTATTATCTTTATAGAGCAGGTGATTTTGCGGGTGTACCAGAACTTAACCCTATAAGTGAATTGATAAGTTACACTGTTAAAGAAACAGTTTTTCCGAAAGAACAGTTTACGTACTTATCTAAAGTTAGAGATAGAGAAAACTTTGCTAGTGTATTTTGGAAAGGCGAATCATCAGATATTAAATCACAAAAGTTAAGACTGCAAGAAAATCCAACAAGTGCATTATCATTTACGATTCCAACACAAAGTATCTTTTCAATGGATGCAAGGTTTAATATTACTACTGCTGCACCACAAACCGGTGGTTTTGATGGCGGTGGAGAACTTCAAAACAACGGTGTCGTGTTTTTAGATAAAAATGGAAACCACTTTGTAAGTCCTCTTTATGCCTTACCAATGAGTAGTTCTGATGGCGTATTTATTGACACCGCATGGGATGCTGGACTTCAATCCGGTCTTAATCCCTCCTACACCACATATGCAGACTATGCAAATGAAATAAGAAGAATAGGAAAAGATTATTCCATCTTACCAGAGTTTAGAATATCCGAATACATAGCAGATTATATTGAAAGTGGTTTTGATATTGATGCTAGGAATCCAAAAATTAACCCAACTAAACCTTTCTTGGATTTAACTGGGTCATCTGTGTTGGATGCGACAAATCCAGAATTCTATAAAATTTACAACACAAGCGACTTATTACAATTTTTCGATGTTAGACCCGAGACTAATGATGGCACAGCGATTGATAGTATCACTATGAAGTGTAGATCTTTAATAAAATTCTTGCCTTATGATGGTTTTTATCCTGCACAAAGAACAGTGCAACTGGCAAGTCTTTTTGATTCTTGTTTTCTCGGTAGTGCGGCGTCTGGATCGAAAAGAGCAGGGTTAACACCTTTCTTTGCACCGGGAATCATGTATAACTCGATTAAAGCAGGAATCGCAGTTGATTTCCCAATGCCTGCAAATACTTCTTATCTCACTGGAACGAATAGCGGAAGACCATATTATCTCAACACACAAACATGGAAAAGAATACCATTTGAAGCGATTATAAATCCAGAAAGTAAATTGTCTGCGGGGGCAACAACCTGGTATGATCTTTTTATAGAAGATCCCGGCAGAGAGGACCAAGATGGCGTAGGTCACACATCAAAATTACGATCGTCACTACAGTCATATACGTTTTCGAAATCGACCACGACTAGTCCCTTGCTATATACACTTGCTTCAAATAACTTTTTTGCTGAAACGATTAATTTCTTTTTGCCTCAAGGTAAAATGACCACTTTAACTTCTTTGCCTTCGACCCATCCTTCATTTGGATTTAATTCGGATAAAATTATAAGTCAAGACGGCACTCCTTTTGAAGAATATCAAATGCAAATTAGAATATCTGACAGTCCTAATTTCAAAAGTGAACCTCTTGCTTTTACAAATTACAATAAATTAAATGCATATGGTCTGTCAATTGGTGGTTTTGCAAGCGATTACTCAGCGTTTGTTCCACTTTACAGAAATTTTCGTTCGGACACTAACACCGGTGCAGGTACTTTAATATTGAAGTATCGACCTGTCGATCCTACAGTTATTGATTATTACGATATAGATGAAATTATGAACGGTTTAACCGCAAGTTTCGTACCGACTGGTCTTGGAGGAAATAACTTTTCACAGCACTTTACGTCTTCATTCAACATTGGCAAATCTAGAATTTTAGAAGTGGACTTCGACGCAATAACTGGTGAAGCAATAACTGTAAAGAAAACATCAAACACCGTTGAAGTTATGCTTATTGAACCTAAGTGGGAATGCCCAATGTTGAACTTTGCTGACGTTACTCAAAGCACAGTAGCAGCGACTGGTGACACTGGTAGAGTTGGTATGTGGCACCAGTATGGCGGTATAGACGAAAACAATGGAGTTTTCTTGTCTATCGCTGACGGTAGTGCTGTCGATAATAAAACCATAGGATCTTTAGCAGACCTTCTCGGTTTTGATAAAACAGGCGGTAAAGATCCTAAACGTCTTGGCAAAATTGCTTCGAATAAAGAAATTAGCGAAGCTGTTGTTGCAATCCCGTTTAGAGTTGTTGGAGGAAATAAAGTAACATTTAAAATCGACAGAGGTAAAATTAGGATGGCAGAAATGCTCTTGAACGGGGCGGACCTCGGCGGCGCAGAGCATCCAGATCAAAGCATAATTGATATGGTTGACAAAATGAAAAGGTATATGATACCACCCCATATGGATTTTATGACATATCACGATATCGCCAAACCCGGCGAGATCATGGAACAAATTCCTGGTGGACCTTTTGCAATGTATATTTTTGAATTTAAACAGACGCTAACACAACAAGATTTAGCAAACATTTGGCAGAACTTACCGCCAACTTCAATAGGTGCAGCGCCTTTCTATCATGAAAGCGATGAGGTAACAATATCTCACAAGGTATTTAATTCTCTAAAATTAAATTTAATAAACGGTAAAGAAATAATTGGCAACAAAGAACAGATTGCCAAATCACAACAGTATGTAGAAGACATTCAGTGGATGGTTTTCAAAGTTAAAAAGCGTGCAGCAACTAATTATTTTGAAAAGACAACCGATTTAGATGATGGCGGTCAATTTGATTTTAAATTTGCAAACCAGGAAGAGTTTCCAAATATTACATACAACTGGCCATATGATTTCTTTAGCATGGTTGAATTAGTTAAGTTGGATGCAGAGGTTACAATGGCCCCACAAGATGGATCAGTAAAGACACCGGTGCTGGAAATTCAAAAAAAATATGGTACTGAAAATGACGACAGTGGTGGTAATAGCGAAACACCACCACCACCGGAAACATCTGCTGACACACTACCAGGTGTAAATGAAGATGGATCTACTGGTGGACCAGGAGCAATTGATCCCTTTGGTCAAGGTGGTTTTGGAAGTTCTACGGGCGCAGGTGTTATGACCCCAGATGGTGGACCTCCTGTGACAATGGACGGCATCAGTATGACTAATCAGACGTCACAAACACAAAACACACTTGTTGGTGATCTTGGTACAAATCAAGCGCTTGAACAAATTGGTGGTCTTGGCGGGTCTGATCCGTTTGGACAATAGGAGTTATTAATTGAGTTATTTAGATCCAAAAGAGCAAGTAATAGATTTAGAACTTACATCCTATGGTAAATATTTACTTTCCGTAGGGAAGTTAGATCCTGTTTATTATGCTTTTTTTGATGATGATATAATATATGATCTTGCACATGCTGGAGTAAGCACCGAAGCACAAAGCGAAACAGAACCTAGAATCCAAGAAGAAACTCCAAAATTTTCAGCACAATCTAGTTTTTCTAGTAAAGACGTAACTGTTTTCAATGCAGTGCCAGATATCGTAAACGACTTAATTATGGGTGGACAATTTATTAGTGAAGATAGCATATATGAAGCAGCGGTTGAAGAAGGTTCAATTAACGTTGATTTGAATCCAGAGCGAAAAGTTGAAATTTTGCAGAATCCAATTTCATTTTCCGATCCTTCAAAAATTTATGCACCTGCATGGAATGTATCTTTTTTAAAGGCACCACTATCCTCTTCTAAAGATTATTTACCAATCACAAGTTCTCTTGGTGGAAACTTGTTAAATATTCCTCAATTAAATGCTAATATTTCTTATCAGGTTATAAAAAACAGTCGATCATACAATCAAATTAATAGCACTACTGGTATAAAAAAATTTGGAGAAATGGAAGATTTTGAAAGTCGCGCTGCCGGATTACGAGTTGGAGAAGATGCTTTTACTTTGGAAGAAGAATCTCTTACATTCAAAAACGGCGCGACAGTTGATGTTGTTTCGGATGCTTTAATACTAAGAGTTGAAGAGTCAAATGTGTTTTTTGAAAAAGAAAATTTTGATGTTGAACTTTTTGAAATTAATGAAGTTAACGGAAAAGAGACTTTAACCCAAATAAAGTTTTACGAAAATTTGGCAACTCTAACAGGAGATTTATTGAACAATAATTTAAATAAGATGAGTGCGGAACATTATTTTGACATTTCCATAGATGATGAAATACCAGAAACAATAATTTGCCCGATGATTCAAGATGATAAAACAAAGCAATTTCACGTTGGTAAAATATTTAATTGTGAAGATTTTATGGTTGAAAAAGATGCAAGAAATATTTACACTGATATTGATGATACAAAGGATATTTGTAACTAATGATTTCTATTCAAAGTTTATCTGAAAATTTATTACCAAACTTGTATCTCAAAAGTGCCACTTTGAATACAAAATTTTCAACTGTTGCATCTACACCAAAGAGTAATGGGTATGGTAGTTCTCAAAGTGCAGAGCAATTAAATGAATTAAAAGCAGATGAAAACTATTCAACATCCAATGTTTCGTTGTCAATAAAATTTTTAAGAAATTTAAATCTACAATCTGAAATACTAAGATTATTTGATTCTGGTTTAGCGCAGAATATTGAAGTGTACGTGCATCAAATTGAAGATATAAGCACGTATCAAAGTGTTGTTCAAAATCCAGATAAATTAGTTCTGACTACAATCGACCCAGCGCCTGGAGTAAAAACAAGAAAAACAACCTTAGCTGAGGTGTCAAGTTTTACCAATTTATTTTATTTAAATCAGAATGCCGGAGTACAGCAAAGCAATTCAGTAAGATTACCAGAACAAACATTACAAGATGGCACTTCTTTATTTGAAGTTGTGCTTGACTTTAATTTTGAATTTGATAAAGATGCACTGTTTTTAGGATATGTTTTTGTAACTGCGATTAAAAATGTCGGTGCTGCAAGTCCGGATCCGTCAGAAGTTTTTATTTCAAAACCCTCTAGTGAGATAGCAATACTTAATGGTAAAATTCAAAATACCGGTGCGTTATTCACAATAGCGCCACATCCAGCTGGTTCAACACCGGGACAAATAAAACAATTGGATTCTTTTGGTAAACCTGGAGATGTATGGGCAGGCGGCGTACACTATCATGAACCTTCTCAGAGGTTTATGGCGGGAAGTGAGCATGATCCAAATAAGACTCACCCATTTTTGGATTACTCTATTGTACCGGTAAGAAAAATTGTAGACAATAGAATTAAAGATAAAGTAGAAAAAAATATAATTAATATAACCAAAGCAATTGAAACTTTAAATTCTGGATTTACTAGATATAAAAATAGTGCAAATTATTTAGATTTTGATCAATATAAAACAACACCTTATGTCAGTGATATATATTTATCTCAAGACAATTCAGGCAATGTAAACGGAGCGTTTTCTGTAGATAAACTACAAATATTAAAGAAAAAAAGTGCCTTTAAGTTTTTATTTGAAAAGTTGCAATTAATAACTAATCCAATAATTTCAAGTGATGCAACTGATTTGTTGTTAAATCTATCTAGTTTACAAAAATTATCTTTGTATGAAAAAGTGTCTGTTGGGGGAAATTATTCTTCCGGTCCTGAGACGCATCTATGCACCATAAATCAAGAATCCGAAAATGTAGAACAGTTTAGCACTAAAGTAAATTATAAAGGTCAATCTTCAACACAACCATATGATATTGATGTAATTTTTATGAAAGATAATTTTAGTATCCAAGAGCAGTCTTATACGTTAAATTTCGCAGCTGGAAGTTTAACTATCAATACAGGATTGGGTATTGAATATTTCTCTTTCAAGAGAATACAAAATGGAAATAATGTTGGCAAAAGACAGTATAGTGTTCTAGTTGAATATTCAGATCCAACAATTGAAATTGTGAGAGGTATTTCTGGAAATATCTCGCAAGTATTGAATGATTTAGATAATATTATAAGTGGTAATGCAAACGTTTATAACGTTGAATTAGTATCGAATGATGTTATCGCCTCTGTTGAATCATTGGCAGAAGACCCTGGACTTGCACTATATTTTTATAATCCAAATTATGATTATGATGAGTTTAAGCAGTACTTAAAAACTCTAGGTACCTTTGATAAAAACTCGTATGCCAATGATTCTATAAAAAAACGAAACATAAATGAAAATCTTTCTTTACTGGTCCAGTTTTTAAATAATTTAAAAAATACTATTGACCTATCACTTTCTAATATTGGATCTAAAACGTTAAAATCATTAGATGGAACAGCAGAATCTAATTCTTATGGAACTGCAGTGAGTAAAGTATCATCGAAACAGACACCGACAGAACCAAATATTTCTCACAAATCAAAATCAAGTGAAATAGAAATATATAATTATGGTTATGATTTTACCGGATACCTAAAAAGAGTATTTAGAGAGAAACCCAGACAATCAGTTCTTGATGTTTTTGGAGATACTGTGAGTGGTAGAGATGATAATCAATATCTAACTATAACCACTGATGACTATAAAGCAATTAGTGAGTATTTATTTAGTCTATTAATTAACAATAATGCCGATACGCAAAACGCCCTACAACAACCTTTTTCTGCTCTTGGTCTTGGCATAAACACGCCAAATGAATCAGCATATAGTTATTTAAACACGCCGGTACAATTTATCAGAGATTGTGTAGAATTACCATCGACTGTGCTTGATAAAAATATTTTATTTAATAGTTCAAAGTTCCCCGTAGAGTTTAGTCTTCAATTGCTGTTCTACAATATAATAAAATTTAAAAAACAAATTTTTGAAAATCATTTGAGCGGGTTAGACAGCAAAGGGATAGCTGCAGGCACCTATATTCAAGAGGAAATTACATCAATCTTAACTGACTTTGGATTTCGCGTGCCTAGTTTGGTAGATGTTGATTATACGAAAGAACTACCTTCTGTGCCAACAGATGATGGTAAAAAGTCTTCCAGTAAGAAACTAGATATCCAAGGCATCGAAAGTCCCATATCTCCAGCATTTGCTTCAAAAGAGGTAGGACTAGGAATTGATGCTGCAAATTATCAATATAAAGTTCAAATAGACAATGCGGAACAATCAAATTTACCAGCATCAAACTTTTTCTTGGGAAGCGTTTTAGATAGAAAACTTTTTGAAGCGATAAGTTCTTTTAGATTAAACACATTTGATGATAGTTTTACCCCTTGGTCTGAAGAGGGGAGTGATGAGTATTTTTCTTATCATTTTCCTGACAACTCGGGTGTTATTCCCCCTTTGCAGGTTTTAAGTTTATCTATCAATACTAAATCTGCTATAAACAGCACTAATCCTTTTAGAAACTTTTTAACGTCAAATCAAGATTATATAAGAAACGGAGTTATTAACCCCTTTCTTTTGTCTATCTTTTGGTTTAAACATCAAAATATAGTAAGAGTAGAATACTTACAAGGATATGAAAATACAACAAGCCAATTGGTTGTAAAAAATGAAGATGGAACATTGTTTACTACAGAAAATGGTTCTAATAGCGTTGAGGTAAAAACTAGAAATCTAGGAAAACCTATTTGGAAACCAATAAATAAAGATATCATTGATAATATGAGTGAGGGAACAAAATATCTTTGTCGATTGTCAAGATATAACTATCCCTATTATGTAAACAAAAGATTGGTCAGTGAATTAAATTTACCTTTGTTGAGTAATTATTTTATATTAGAGAAACCAATTAGGAGTTTTGATTAAAATGGATGATTTTGTTACAACCGGATATAACATTATCATGTTTCAACTACAACAGCAAAGTATGCAACAGGATATGCAGCAAAACGCCACACTACCAGGATCTACCTCTAGTACAATTGGTGGTGCGACCGGTCAAGATGTATTTAGCACTGAGCAGTCTACTGCAACTACTAACCTTATCGGCGTTGGCGGTGCAGGAAATTCAGGTTACGGAACATAATAATGTCAAACAATAACTATCAAAATTTTATATATTTGTTTAATAATGAAAATGTTATTAACATAAAACAACAATATACGGTTCAGTTCGGCGGCGCACCTATGACCTCAAGTCCCTACGAACTAGGAGAAGATTTTAATTCAGCGATTCTTATACCGAGTTTTGTATCTGAAGGCAGTTTAGTTTTTTCACCTGAATCTGCTATAAATTATAGAGATTATCCGAGAAAAAACACATCAACTCCCAGAGATAAAATGCAATCGATAGGAAGAACAATATTAAAAAACAAATCATTACCAGGACCTCCCCTGCCAATGATATCAAATGATCCGTTTCATAGCCCTTACAAAAGAGTTCTTTTTAATTTAGATAATAATTCGCTAACACTAGAGAGACTAAAACCTAACGGAACAGATAACGCGACACGATTCACTTTTAGATTTGCAAATGATGATGCCAGTCCTTTTCAGGGATTAGCAATAAATTTACCAGTAATTTTAGAGGAAATTGTAGAAGAGACATTTGCACCTATTTTGGCGAATTATGGTATTTATACTCCAGAAGGTTTTTCAAATTATTTAAATCCAGAACTATCCGTCGTAAACCCAAATGAGTTTTTATATACGCAAGAAATACCACTTGTTTTTGTTGCTGGAGGTGATTTGGAATCACAAAACATTGACACTACAGCAACATCTAATTTAGAACAGTTTCTTAATCATGGCAATTCACGACCAACTGATGATAATTTATATTTAAAACCTTTTTCGGTTCAAGATATAAGCACTATGATTGGAGTTCCGTATGATTTTGATACGGTGTTAAAAAATCAAAACACAAAAAAAATTGGTATTACAACATTACAACCCAAATGTGAAAAAGTATATAACTATTACGATCCACAATATGAACCATTAACAATTGCTCTTCTTGATCAAGATGTTATTGACGAAAGGTCACTGCCAAGCATATATGATTTTTTATTCCTTGAAGAAGAGTTTAACTCAGTTATGACATTTTTAGGATTACCAGGTTTAGATCCAGAAGATATAAACTTCTCTAATATAAATCAATACTTGGATCATTTTGTAAACGTTTATGCAGAATATCTTGAATTAGAAGTTGATGGACTTACGATTGAAGGATTAACTGGAGAAAATGGTTATTTTGACGAGAATAAAAATCTTACAATAACACCTGATTTCGCGACGACTACCGCAGAAGAACTTCCATCTATTAATAATCAAATAATAGAAAATTCTAAAATTAATTGGACTGATATTACTCTTGTGTTGAAACAATCACCTCTTCTTGTTGAACTTATAACTGATATTAAACAGCAAGGCACACCTCTTTGGATGCAAACTTTAAAAACTGGAATTTATTTTTCAGAAAATTCAATTAAAACGTTTAATCAGACTTTAGATAAAGATTCAGTTTTTCCATTTTTAGTTAAAGTGAATATACCAACCGAGACTAGAGGCGTGTTAGGTGATTTATTTTCTGAATCTGATATATTAGATTCTTTTAATACGTATGCTGCCTCCTTAACGATACCTAATGATGCTACACCTTCCACTGTAGATGATTTTTACGGTGGTGTTGTGAATGGAGATGCAAATGAACATTACAATCTCTTCTCTGAGGCAAAGATGACAACGTTCAAAATGCATTTAGAAAACACCCCTCCGGTACCAAACCAAGAAGATGCTGATCAATTGAGTGAAATACTTAAGGAAGATAACGAAACTAGTAAAAATATTTTTAAAGGAATTTCCGAATTAAACGATCTTAATATTGCTTCTACAGAATATGATAATAAACTTGATGATCTAATAGATGAAGGGATTTTTATACCAAGTAATGAAGAAGATGGTGAGGAATCTCTTCAAAACCTTGTTCTGGAGGGCGCTGGACTGTTATTTCCAGCAGGTGGCGCCGGCACTGCCGCTTTTAAAGAAGAAATTAACAAGGTAATAGCTTTATTTCAAAAAATGTTAAAATATAAAAAAGACTATGGTGTTGATTTATATTTAGACAGTTTGTTTTCAGTTGGAGATGATACCTTAAAAAGTGTTTTCGAATACAAAACAAAAGACTTGGATGTGACTACGGAACTATCATCCCTTCTCTCACAATTAAAATCTATCAACTTTAGAAACAAACTTAAAGATCTTTTAATCGAAAAAAAATTACTAAGAACCCCTGTTGATGTTCAAAATGGAAAATTTGCACATCAAGAGACTCTAATGTATGAAATTGCAAAATATGACTTTGATGAGGAAGGTAATGATCGGTTTATCCAAAGTGTGTTCTTGCCGATAACACAAGAACCAGAATTAACTTACTATGACACCCAAGTCATACCTTACAAAGATTACCATTACAGAATTTTTGCACACAAGGTAATTGTGGGAACTGAGTATAAATTTGTAAAATACTCTAATGATAATGTAATTGAATCTGCAGGCGGTGGATACGCAGCGGAGGTGGAGGGTGGAATTGTTAATTTCTATAAAGCAAAGTATGAAGTTAAACCTTATTTGCAGTTTGTAAGAGTTCCATACTACAATACTGCCTTGGTTAATACCTCAATTGACAAAATAGATATTACAAGGGTAGAAGATAGACCTCCGATACCTCCACAGGTTAACTTTGTGCCATATCGTGGAGTGAATAACAAAATATTAGTTCTTCTAAATAACTCTATGGGAGAATTAAAAGCGGCGCCCGTGGTTATGTTTGAAGAAGATAAAGAAATCATTAAAAATATAGCAACCGCTCAAGATAAACAAATAACGTTTAGAGATGTTTCTAATAGCGTTATAGGGTATAGTGCAACTATTGCCGAAGGCGATACATTAGAATATAAATCAGATGATCAAGAGGGCACATTTCAAGCATATAGGATAAATAATAAACCTAGATCATATGCTGATTTTGAGAGAGATTCTAGTTTGAAAGTTTTTGAACTGGACATACAGAGAAATTTTAAAAATGATTCTTTCTTGGACGACATTGCACCTAATACAGACTACTATTATACTTTTAGATTTGAAGATATACATGGTAAAATTTCAAATCCCACTTTAGTATATAAAGTTAGAATGGAACAACCGTCTGCAAATGCCCCTTACTTGAAAATAAGCATGATAGACTTACAAGATGAATTGGTTAAAACTTTAAATCAAAAATATGTTGATTCGAAAAAAATGCAAAAGTACATCATGATAAAACCAAGTGAAAACCAAAATAATGTTGTTTATAAAACTAGTATTGTTGGCGAAGAACTAGATTATGATGAAGATGGTGCGCCTACAAACACAAATATAAATTATGAAAACGTAAACGTTCAGATAGGCGCAAACGAAAGATCAGTGTTTGGAAGAAAATTTAAATTAAGAATGACTTCAAAACAAACTGGTAAAAAGATAGACGTTAATTTTACAGTGGAACAACCAAAAGAAGTTGTAAACGAGACAGGAAATATACAATTCGAGAAAACATAATTAAATAATACTTACTATTTAGTAAAAGAGGAGATAATAAATGGCTTTTTTAGATAATTCTGGTGATATCATTTTGGACGCCGTTTTAACAGACACCGGACGTGCCAGACTTGCACGGGGAGACGGTTCTTTTAAGATTGTTAAATTTGCTTTAGGGGATGATGAAATTGATTATGAATCCTACAATCCGACACACCCCTCCGGCACAGCGTACTATGATTTAGAGATACTACAAACACCCATATTTGAAGCGTTCACCAATAACACTTCTAACATGAAGTCAAAACTTATAAGTTTGACAAATAATAATTTGCTTTACCTACCGATGCTGGTTTTAAATAACACCAATGGTACCACCCTTAGTTCGGAAGGTGCAAATTTTGCTCCAACGTCCGCAGGCGCATTTGTTGGGTCAGGTTCACATGTTTTGATTGTTGATAGTGATACTAATGATCAAGTTAATTCACGAGTTGGAAATCAAACAAGGGGTTACTTGAATGGTTTTACCCCTAGTCAGGGAAATCAAATTAGAGTTGACCAAGGACTAGATACAACTGAAATATCTCCTTCATTAATTCTAGATCCAGAGTTAAAAGAGACACAATATATTGTTGAATTAGATTCAAGATTTGCAAAAATATATGATCCAAGCACATCAGACACACCGGTTGCGCAACCATCTTTCATTGATGATGATTTAATAGCATCTTACTATTTTACTATCAATGTTGGTGGGTTTGTTGAAAATGCTACCGTTGGACCTACCTCTGGTGCTGGTCAGGTTGATGCCGCAAAAACTTCAGCAGAAGTTATAAAAGGTCCAAGAGGTACACATTTAAGATTGGGATTGTTGGCGTCTACTGACCTTGTTTCATCTGATTATCTATTTAATACACTAGGAAGTTCTTTCACTGACACCTCGAAGACATATGATTTTATCGATACAACTGTTAGGGTCACTGGTGTCACCACTGGATATAGGTTAGATATCCCAATTAGAATATTAAAAGTAAGAGATTAATATAAGGAAAAACAAATGGCTACTACATTTAAAACTTTATTGAATAGCGATATCGCTAACACACGGACGCTTCTGCACGAGGCGATTCCGATTACGGGTACAATTGTTTCAGGTACCTATCAAAACTCCGCAGCAGGTCCCGAAAAAAATATCAAGACTTTCGCTCACGGGATGTTCGAAGCGGTTTTTGATTATCCTTTTTTAAGTTCTTCTGCTAATCATATTTTTGATATCACTGCTGGTTATGCTGCAGACAGTGTTTTGTCTGCAACAGCGAACACTCAAAATGCAAAAAAGATTAACATTTATAACCAGCACGCGCAAGTTTTAGTGGGTTATGATTCTGCTGGGGGTATTCAGAATTTTGATACTGATGGTAATATTCTCGATGGCGGAACTAAAATGAAAGAGGTATTTTTTGTTAATTTTTCTAGGTTGTTGACCAAAGACGAAATTAAAAAAGACTCTTTTAGAATAAAACTGTATGCGACTTCTAGTGCCGTCACCGACGCGGATAATAGAGATCATTTAGAAACTATTGGCGATTATGGCGCGACCACTGATTATAAAGTTAACTCTCCAGCGGGAGAGTACGGATTGCTTTATACTGCATCTACTGACATAGGAACAACTGTAAACCCAGTGCAGGGGCATGTTTATTATCAAGCAGGTATTGCTGTTATCACTGCGTCTTACTTTACCGGCGCCTTTGGCGATCCAAATGGACCCGGTGTTGGGTTAGACCATAAGATAAACGTAGGTCAGGTCAACGCACAGTTTACAGGTTCGACAATCACTCAAATGGCAAATGGTTTGCGATACACAATTGATAATATTGACTTTAATAACACAACTGAATTAAATTCAACCATTTATTTCTGTCGTGCAAACACTCAAGATTACAATTACAGTTCGAATCCAACTTATTTAAATGCTAGTAAGATTAGGGTTAAAAACGATAACCCAAAAGCAGAACCGGTTTCTTACATTAGTACTGTTGGTCTTTACTCTGCAGACAATGAATTGTTGGCAGTTGCCAAGTTGTCAGAACCACTTAAGAAAAGTCCTTCGAATGAATTAACTTTGAGGGTTAGATTAGACTACTAAAATGCCTTATTACAAGTTCGGTCCAAAAGACATATTAAGAAACAGGATAAAAACCTATCCCGATAATACGTTTTTTGTTAATGATAATAAAGTCTATTATGGTAATAGAAATTTTATTTCTGGCGCACACACAGACAACGTAACTCATGTTCCGAGTGGTCACGTTAGTCTGTATGAGATGAACGTTGATAGAAATTTTAACGATCATCTATACAATCCGGAAACAAATGTAGGTAAAAAGACAAAGATATTTCCTTTTATCACAAAGGGATCATCTTTAAATTCTTTTTCTACTGTTAGTGATAATAGCTTTAATCAATTTCTATATGGTGATATAATAACAGGAAGTTATCCTCTTTCTTCTTCAATAGTTAGAGAGACGTTTACTAGTACGAGTAATCCAACTGGATCGCACCTGTTGGCACTTAAAAACACTTTAAATTATTATACACCTTTGAGTAACCACTATGCTTTTTCTTCAGACTTGGGCGACAAAGCAGCACAAAATGTTACTCTTATAAGCATACCAAGTATATTTTATAGTTCTCAAATACATAAAAATTCTGTAAAGTTAGATTTTTTTATTTCGGGTACTTTGGTTGCAAGGTGTGAAGATTTGTATAGAAATGGAGAGTTGATACAAACGAGTGGCACTACGTATGCTCAGACAAATGGATCAGGTTTGGTCGCTGGTGTTGTACTTTATAATGAAGGTTTTATTTTATTAACAGGTAGTTGGGATTTAACAGAGGGCACGTTTGATTTTGGTCCAGGATCAGCTAAGAGAGGTAATTGGAGAGATTTTGCTGTGGGCGCCAACGATGGAAGTCCCGCTGTTTCTCCGTCTGCGAGTTTTGCATTGAATTTTCAAGGCACTAACTATATTAACACTGTAACAATGAATGCAGATGCGCCGCTTGGTGACTTAAATTTTTCCACAAATCCAACATTTATTACACATGTACCCTCTGGTGAAAAATCTAATGTCACTGGGTCTTTAGGATATTTTCAAGATAACCATTTGCAAATTAAAAACACTATTAGTTCTTCTTTTTACAAATATGATGCAGATTTTAAAAGACAAACATTTATTAGTAAAATAGGTATATATGATAAAAATAAAAATCTTATTGCTATAGCAAACTTATCTAAACCAATTAAAAAGACAGAAGACAAAGACTACACATTTAGACTAAAATTAGACATTTAAGGAAACCACTATATGATATTAGGATTAGATATTAGCACCAGCATAACTGGTTTTTGTATCTTAGACGGAGAGGGAGAAATAATTCGCTCTGGTGTTTGGGATACAAGAAACAAAAACAAGTTTGAAACGTTCTTTGACAAGGTTCAGCATGTTAAAGATGGACTACAAGAGATAAAAGCACAGTATCCAATCCAACGAGTATTTATAGAGAAACCTTTTATGTTTTTTGGGTCAGGAGGATCTACAGCAAAAACTATGGCAGCATTGCAAAAGTTTAATGGTACAATCTCTTGGATATGCTATGAGACGTTCAAGCATCAACCAACCTACTTTACTGCCCAACAAGCACGAAAACTTAACGAAATAAAGGTAGAAAAAGGTAAAGATACTAAAAAGCAAATCCTACAATGGGTGCTTGACAACTGCCCTGACTTTAGTGTAGAATATACTCATAAAGGAAATCCGCGACCAAAATATTTTGATATTGCTGATGCAATAGTAGTGGCAAAGGCAGGACTTAAATGAACTGGACTACCGGCGCAGGTAAATCCATAAACTTTTTCGATATCACACAAAAAATAAAATCTCATAACAAAAACAAAGGACAGGTTATTGTAGGCACAGATTCTCACGTAAAAACGGGAAAATGTACTTTTACAACCACTATTGTCCTAGTTGGTGCTCAAAATCAAAAAGGAGGTCTTTACTTTTATAAAATAGAAAAGTATAATGACCCTGATAGATTTTACAACCGCATTCTTAAAGAAGCAGAGAAGTCAATAAATATGGCAATGAAGATAACAGAACTGTGCCCATCAACGAATGTAGAAATACATATTGACATTTCACCAGAAGAATGTAATAATAGAACCTCACCTATGGCTAAAATGTTAGTAGGATACGCAGTTGGATCTGGATTTGCTTGTAAGATTAAACCAGATTCTTTTGCTGCATCAGTAGTCGCAGACAAACATTCTAAATGAGAAATAAAAAAAATATATTACGAGAAGTCCTTGGGTCTGGATACGACTCAAGAGATGAAACACTTTATCATTGTCCCTTTTGCAAACACCACAAAAAGAAACTGTCAGTCAATGTGATCAAAGGTTTTTTCAAGTGCTGGGTTTGTGATACAAAAGGTGCGATATCTTATCTTATAAAACGTTTTGGGTCTATAGATGATCGTCATGACTGGGCGCTGTTAGATCAAGAAGTGGACTTTTCCACTATGGATTTGATTTTTAATCAACCTGAAGAAAAGTTGCCTCCTGTTGAACTCCCATCAGAATACATATGTTTGGCAAAAAAAGATTTACCACCTGCCGCCAATGAAGCAATATCTTATTTGTGGTCGAGAGGTATAGGACAAAAAGATATATTGTATCACAAAATAGGATTTTGCTTGACAGGAAAGTATAAAAAGCGTATAATAATACCGTCCTTTGACGATGAGGGTAATTGCAATTACTTTACGGCGAGATCTTACACTGGAGATTGGTTGTCTTATAAAAACCCACCAACATCAAAAAATATTATTTTTAATGATCTTTTGATTGACTGGAATAAACCAGTAACTCTTGTTGAGGGTCCATTTGATGCCATCAAAATGAAAAACTCTATTCCTATTCTTGGTTCAACCTTAAAGGAAACGACAAAGTTATTTAAGAAGATTGTTGAAAAACAAACAAAAGTTTACATTGGTTTGGATGATGATGCTTTGAACAAATCAGTGAAAATTATCTCTCTATTTCTTGAGTATGGTTTAGATGTGTATAAGTTAGATACTTCTGAAATAGAAGACATTGGATCTATTACTAAAACAGAAGCAGAGGATTTAAAACAAGAAGCATCGCAAATCGATCTAGAAAGTATATTTAATATTTATTGGAGCATGAATGAGTTATAAAATCGCCCACATCGCAGACACGCACATAAAAAATTTAAAATACCATAAAGAATATCGTGAAGTTTTCTCTAAACTTTTCGAACACTTACGCGAAGAGCAAGTAGATTACATCATCCACTGTGGAGACATTGCACACTCCAAAACAAATATCTCTCCTGAGTTTGTAAAGTTGTGCTCAGAATTTTTAAGTGGGTTAAATTCTATTGCACCGACCTATATAATACTTGGAAACCATGACGGCAACTTGAAAAATAGTAGCCGAGAAGATGCTATTACTCCAATAGTTGAAGCTTTGGAT